ATATGGACGAATACGGGAAAATTGTGGGGTAGATATATAGATGAAATGCAAGTGTACTGGCGACGGTAAGCGTAACGATACGTACAATATTCTGCAGCGTGTACTCCATGCTCTTGAGCAGAAAATGTTGGAACACGGACTAGAGAACTCTTGTGTTACGGACAGCCCTTTAGGAAACCATCCGATACTTGAGCAGGTTGTACTTTTGCCCTTTCAGGACAAGCCTGTTTGTTGCCTTCCTCGGCTTGCCTCCCTGTATCTGATGATCTTAGAGACCTACTACCTTGCTGCCTGGTACACAGTTAGTGAGAATGGTCCTGTCATTCCCAGGTTTAAAATACAGAGGCTACAGTGCACCAACTGTATCCAATCTTGTGATCGTTATCGTCTTGGTGTTAGGATTTATAACTCTGATAAACTTACTCTGATCATACCACCCCTGCGAACTTACATCATCTCACGAACTAACTTCTGTTGTGCACCGATGATGGCTGAAAACATTATCACCCTTATCGCAAACTGGGCAGACGTACTGATTCCCGTCTATAAGGAAAAGGGAATGGAGATGCTTGAGTTTCTGACTGAAGGCAAAGAGGCCTTTATGCAGAAGTTAAAGAATAGAGAGCAGGAACATCGCAATGCCGAGATCGATAATCGCTGTTGTGTGTGCCTTGAACAGTACGGACCTGATCGTACTGCTGTTAATTTGCATCAGAGCGAAGAGGTTGTACATAACGTTTGTGAACAGTGTCGAGATAACCTACGTAGCAGAGGATACAACGAGTGTCCCATCTGCAAAGCTACTATCTACTTCTCACCAGTTGATGAATTCATCGATCAGTTTCTTGGTTCCCCGCCAGCAATCACTCGTGAAAGACTTACAGAACGTACCTATATCGCTACTCCTGTACGACCTAGCTCGTCCGCTGGGCGCTCTAGAAGCCTTCTACCCACACCACCACCACCAGGTGGAGTACGTAATATGTTACGTGAGGTACTAAGAAGCACTGAGTCGCCAAGGACAGCAATCGCACGTGCCACAATGTCTGCAGAATCTACAACTGATGCAGCTCCCCCCGTTCCACCACTGCCACCAGGTCTGCGACGCATATCGCGCCGCAATTAACTCGTTGCCGATAGTTTCGAACAGTAGAGTAATATCTGAATCACGCTTGGCAGTGATCTCGATCGACGGAACTTTCAGTTCAAGAACCTGCTCCTTTCTCACAAGACGAGCACCGCTTACATCCAGCTTGTTACCAACTAACATTACTGGAATCATTAGTTTTTTGGATAGCTCCACCATTCTAACGGCAACTTCGAATGAATGTGGATCAAGAATAGAGTAAACCGCCACAACTATATCAGCAGTCTCTATGTGGTTGTTGATCCAATCGTCATCAACCATCGTTCCGCACGGTGTATCCAGTAGAGTGAGAAGAACATCATAAATCTTACCGTCGCTATCACTGATTTCAGTGGCCTCAACGAAAGCTTTAGCCCCTTTAGTGGGTTCGTGATGTTTAGAGAATTCGCCACCAAGATATCTATGGACCAGAGTGGACTTACCAGTTCCGCTAGAACCTAAAAGTACAACATTAGCAGAATGCATCCCTATAAACTTTTTTTGGAAAAAAGTTTCAAAGAAAACCTTACAGTTATTCTATCATTAGAATACTTCAGATAGATGTATGGTTAGACAAAAATAATTGGCAGAGTAAATTATTAAATAATATTAATAGCATCCAATCATCACAAATTATATTTATAGAAGTTTTGCAAGTTTAGATAAATCTAAATATCTTTTTAAAGAAAATATTAACCCTATATACTTAAATAAATTTAGTAAACAAAAATATAATTTTAATTGTGTATGTGGTCATGAATTCAATAGTATTATTGATAATATTAGAAGTGGAGCATGGTGTCCTTACTGTAGTAACCAACAACTATGTGCTGATCAAGAATGTAATATGTGTTATAATAATAGTTTCGCTAGCCATCCCTTAAAAATATATTGGAGTACTAAGAATAAACTGTTACCACGTGAAGTTCGTATTTATAGTAATAAGAAATATTGGTTCACATGTTCTAATAAACATGAATTTAATTCTGCTTTAAATAATATTACTGGACAGTTACGAAATTGGTGCCCATATTGTAAGAATAAAACTGAAGATAAATTATTTAATTTCCTTAAAAAGTATTATTCAGATGTGGTTTCCCAATATAAAGTGCAATGGTGTAAGAATCCAAAAACTGAAAGATTTTTACCATTTGATTTTGCAATACTAAGTAAAAAAGTTATAATTGAATTGGATGGAGAACAGCATTTTAGTCAAATTGCAAAATGGAAGCCCCCACATGAAGTACAAGAAAGAGATAAGTATAAAATGAATGTAGCTCTAAAGAACAGTTAGATAAAATTCAAAGAAATCAAAAAATAATACTCTTGACTTAGAAGTTTCTTTTATAATTCTATTTATGCAACTCAAAGCATACGATCTACAAAAAGCTGTAGATCGTTCTAACCTACATGGTGTAAACACCTTTAACAATCAGGTCCAAGAAGATATACTCTTCTCTACAAGACCTCATAACCAAAAACGTACTAAATATGCCAGGAAGATTAGGTTCTACCCTACCCCTAAACAGAGAAGGTTCTTTAAACAGGCATTTGGTATATCCAGAGTTTACTATAACGATTCTATCGCTTTATACAATAAAGATCGAAGGCGTTATGTTAGAATCGGTAATGCTCTAGCTAGAGAGGGGTGCATCTACCAGAATAAAAAGGGAGAACAGTGTAAAAAGGAACTACACGAAGGTAAATGGTACTGTAAAAAACATAAAACTAATAAGATTAAAGGTGGGACGCCACTGAGTCACGGAGCCTATAAAGAAGCTCTTATTAAACAGGATGAACCAGAATGGAAATACCGCATCCCCTACGACTGTAAGGATAGAACTATCGGAAACGCTATAGGTTCTGTTAAATCCGCTCAGTCTAATAAACGTAACGGTAATATTGAAAACTATAAGATGGGCTTTAGAACAAGAAAGGATCTAACACAGATTCTGTACTTCCCTGCCACAGGCTTAAAACCTGGTGCTAAACTGAGTCCAAAATTTTTAAAGAAACTTGGAGTCGCATCCGTTTTAGAGATTAGAAGTAAAAAGGATAAGAGATGGCTTGCAAAGCAGTTTGAAATCAGTATTCAGATTAAAAAGGAGAGGTCAAAGAACAAGTACGAGGAGAATATGAAGAAGTTTGAGGAGGGTAAACTTAAGAAGGAGCCTAAACAAAGGACAGCACCGTATCGGGATCAGTTAGTATCAGATTTTACCATTAAGTTCGAATACCCAGACCGGTACTACCTATGTGTACCTTCTGAACGTAAACCTTTTAAGAAGAAGGCTCCACATAATGTGGTTGCTCTTGATCCAGGTGTTAGAACCTTTCAGACCTACTACGCATCTAAAGATGTGAACGGAAAGGTAGGTGATGGTTTTCAAACCCGACTGAATAAGATAGGTAAACGGATCGACAATATTAATAGTCAGATGTCAAAAGAGTTAAACGAACGGAAAAAGACCGGAATGAGGAAGCGCTGTTTTAGACTGAGATCCAAAGCACAAAATATCGTCTCCGAGCTCCATAATCAAACCGCACTGTTTCTCTGCGATAACTTTGAGAACATCCTACTACCCAAGTTTGAGACCCAGAAGATGAGTCAGAAAGGTACAAGGAAGATTAATGCCAAAACGGTTCGATCCATGATCGGTCTAAAGCATTATACATTCTATTGTAAACTGGTCTCTAAGGGTGAGCATTATAACCGGAACGTTTTCCGGTGCAACGAGGCGTATACGTCTAAAACTTGTGGAGGATGTGGAAAGATCGATGAGAAACTAGGTTCTAAAACGGTTTATAACTGTTTAGAATGTGGTTTTATGATGGATCGTGACATTAACGGCGCTCGTAATGTGCTGCTACGTCATATAGGGTTCGCTATTACCCTTTAGTGAAAGTGCTTAGAGCACGTCGTTTTGTGATAAAACGGTAGAGAAGGAATCGTTAAAAAGTGTGGTGTGACCGAGCACCTAATCTTTGATTTCTTTGAATTTTACATAGCAGAAGAGTAAGTACAGCCGACACAATGAAACCGATAAGAAATAGAAGTTCTTTGCAGTTAATGAAACCGGTCAGTGTAACGGTTGAGACTGTCTGAGTCGGGTTGTACACGGTCAAAATGGACCCTGTAGGTACCTTATCATGAATATGCACCAAATTGGTGTCAGCTTGGTCGATGTACACAGTTTCACCGTAAACAAGGCGAATGTGAACACGATCAGTACTGTCCAAAGTCAGTGCCATTCCGTCGTCGTTACAGGGGAGTTAGTAGAGGGTCGTGTTCTGCATCGGGTACACTTTCCGTTCGACTGTGACACCTTGGGTCTGCCAGTTGAAGTAGATAAAGGCGAAAAGGATAGTCGTGCAGAGGAAGAAGATGAACATACTGCTCAAAAACTTTTGCATGTTGGTGGTAAGTGTTCTAAATTAGTTTTGGAAGTGTTCTGGCGTCATTTTTTAGACTACCGATTTGAAGCGGGTTTCAAATTAGGTAGCCGGCGTCACGAAGCATAGAGGTCAGAGCGTAGAGCGTTTCGTCGATAGACTCCATGGTATCACAGGTAACACTCAGTTCGGGAGACTCAGGGGCCTCATATGGATCAGAGATACCGGTAAACTCCTTGATGATACCGGCACGCGCCTTCTCATAAAGCCCTTTAATGTCACGCTGCTCACAGGTGTTCAGAGAGGTTGCTACATGAACCTCAAAGTAGCCGCCATGGGCGGAGATAACGTTACGGTTGTGCTCGCGGTCGTCAGCGTAGGGTGCGATATTGGCACAAAGTACGATACCGCCGTGCTTAACGATCTCGCTGGCCACGTAGCCGATACGGCGGACGTTGGTGGAACGGTCAGCACGACTAAAACCGAGACCCTTGCTCAGGTTCTGACGCACCACATCTCCATCTAGTACAGTAATCTGGCGCTCAGCCTCGATCTCACGAAGACGAGAAGCAAAGTACTGGGCAACGGTGCTCTTACCTGCACCACTTAGTCCAGTGAAATAAACACAGAACCCCTTCTTATGCAGTGGTTTGTAGCGCTTTCGCAGCTCAGCAACAACGTCGGGGTAGCTGAACCACTCAGGAATCTCTTCACCGGTGCGCAAACGGCGGCGCTGCTCGGTTCCAGAGATGTTTAGAGGCTCAGTTCCTTCTGGAAGGCTGTCGATACGATAGTACTTAGCCGTTGTTGGCTCGTACACAATAAATACAGACTTGATAATCTTAATGCCGATCTCGTCAGCAACACTGTCAAGTAGGTTATGCGCATCGTAGGGGCCGAAGAACTTTTCACCGTCAGCACGCAGGAAAGAGGGACCAGCATGATCACGACCCACCACAAAATGAGTGCAACCGTAGTTCTTACGAATCAAAGCGTGCCAAAGAGCCTCACGGGGTCCAGCCATGCGCATGGACAGAGGAAGCAACGAAAGCATCGCCACATTTTCCGGGTAATGAGCTAGAAGCTTCTTATAACAGCGAACACGTGTGTGGTAGTTAACGTCGCAACTCTGAGTCACTCCAACCACTGGATGGATCATCACATGAACATCTCCCTCAACACCTTGTGCTGTCAACTCCTCACGAACCTCCTTAACCGAGTTAAGCGTAAGTTCCATGTGAGAACGGTGCATAGGGTTACGAGTCTGGAAACCGATAACATGCTTCCATCCGTTCTCCTGAAAGAGCTGTCGGGTCTGCTCGGGTGTACGACGAAGCTCCTTGAAATCGTAGTGGAGGGGGAGCTGAATAAGTTCAAGAGGACCTCCCAAGTAGTCAACACTGCCCTGACTCAGGGTGATGTTAATGTACTCATGGTTACGGTCAGCACAGCCATAAACTGCAACACACTCAGCCTCAAGATCGGGAGTCCAACGGTCTTCTACGCTTAGTACAGCGAGGGGGTTGTTGCACTGATCCTTAAGAGTCACCTTATCACCAGTCTGAATCTTGGAGTCAGACTCTACTGATAGGGTGATAGGCATAGACCAGAGCTCGCCGGTACTGAGACGCATAGTGCTTAGAACTGACTCATAGTCAGCTCGCTTGAGATATCCGGTCAGTGGAGCAAAACCGCCATTAAGGAGAAGCTCAAGGTCACAGAGCTCGCGATCGTTGAGAACTAGTTCGTGTTGTGCCATTGCTATAACATGCACTTAATTAAACTGAATGTTATGAGGACGCATAGTAAGCAAAGCTCAGTCTTCTTCGCCTTGGTAATCAAATGGACAAAGATTACCAGGTGGGAAGCAGATCTGACATTCGGAAACTTCCATCTCTGCATATAGTTGATAAAGCAGTCTGGTTGTCTTCCAATCCAATACCTTTGAAAATTGTGGTTCTTCCATCGTTTTAATTATAATTTCCTTAAGATCCGGAAAATACGCTTTAATGTAGTCATACTGATTCATTAGAAGATCTAACAAGTTTTTCTTATAAAGCGCCTTCAAGTAATCCGTCTGTGCCTTAGGAAATTCTTCCAAAAGAAGACTAAATTGCTCTAGAAAGAAATCGCGGTAACTTATATCCGTCATTATATTAAATCCTCTTACGTTTTCTAATCTTCTTCTTACTAATCGTTAAACGCTTACATCTCTTTGTAACCTCTTCAATCTCCATTTCGATAGGTTTCTCCTTTAGTCCAAGACTGTATGGAACGTTCGCTACAATTGTGTTGAGACGATCAATGTCATACGGACATTCGTCACCGTTATCGATGTCCATCTGAACAGTTGTGGTTGGCTCGGTGACGATATTAAGATCATGATCCATATTTAAACAAAGATCACAAAGACGATTGTAAGCTTCAACACCACGCTTCTTTTTAAAACGTTTAAAAGATCTCTTAAGTTTCTTTTCAAACTTTTTAGAAACTGGCATGCATTAGTGTATATAGCTTATAAGAATGCCCTTCTAAATTCACTTTTAGTAGAAGTGCTCCATGGGACCCAGGTTGGAATCTTCAGTGAAGCTCAGATGTTGAGCTGACTGGGTAAAATCAGCTGGCCTCAGGATGCTCCAATCAGTTTCGGGTACCAGGAGGCCACACTGGGTGTAGAGGTAACCAACAAAGGCGCTACACCAGAATCGGCTTGTCTTCTGTGGCTCAGGATCCTCTTGAACTGCAGCTTCGATCCAGTCAGTGGGTACTAGGTCGTACGGTTTATCGTATACAACCTTGTGCAACTCTTCCAACTTAGTCGGATTGAAAGAATCTGCTACACATTGTGCCCGACGAAGGTAGATGCGACCCTGATAGCCGTCGAGTACCTCAGCGAGTGGGGTAATCTGGACCCCAAGTTTCACCTTACCGTCCTGAGGATCCGGCTTTCCCTCGTAGCTCGATTCCCAGATATAGGTACCCTTTAGAGTCGGGTTGATGAAGGTAGGGTCTTTGAGGACCATCGCAATATGTGAAATATTGCTCTTTGTAAAGTACCTAATTGCAGCACTCCACCACCCGAAGTACCCTTTTCCTTCGTAGTCAAATAGTAGAACGTCGCCCGTCTTAAGGTCGTCCATCTCTTTTATACCTTAAACTCTTATTTTAACTATTTCAGTGTCTCTTTAGAAATGTGAATTGGTTTAGAGCTACTTTTATAATTGGGTACTATATCTATAATGTCTAGTGTCGAGAAGCCTACAAAGAATACCTCTACGGCCACTGAAGCCACAACCGCAGCTACCGACAATGATAATGAGGGTCTCGGTATTGGTCCGATGGACATCGAGGAGAAGCCCACTGAGGTCACTGACGTTGGAGACGATAACGACGAGATCATGCGCCTTCTCAGTGAGCGATTGGCTCTTGGACGTCAAAGGTATGGTCATGGGATGCGGGTGGACGAAGATCCGACTCAGTACGGTGTTGCTTCCAACGATTGGGAGCTGATGGCGCTAGAGGAGCTTCTTGACGGCCTCATCTACACAACCGCTGGTATTATCCGCCATATGCGCCGCAAAAAGAAGGTCGCCGGCAACCAGTAGTTCAACTTTATAACCTCGCAAAAATGATTTGATTTAAGGCTTTCTTGTTAGAAGTAGGTACTAACAAGAAAGAAGATGTCTGACGAATATAAGTTTATTATCGTTTGGCAAGACCTGAAAACTGGTGAGTGGGTATCCTCCCGCCGGCCTATGTTTACCGGTGTAAATGAGCCGTATCTTCAGATGCAACATATCTGCGATCTAAACTGCAGCCTGTCAGTTTCAAAGAAGCACTGGGGAAAAAGCTTGACATTCTACCTAGTTGCTGTTCCCAAGAGTATGAAGTACCTTGAATGGGCAAGTTTGCTCCGAGAGCAGTTCAGTAAGTGTGGGTTTAAGCCAACTGGTATCGATTCACCTTTCATATGCATAGACGAACTTCAGTACAAGACTGAGGATAAGCTGTCTGATAAGCGATGGACTCTAAATTCTATGGACTATTCGTTTGGGTTTTACCAGAAGATTATCAAGGATACCATTAGCGATGAAGATGAGATTTATCTAGATACCCCTAGTATCGCCTATCGACAGGATGTTCTTGAAAACAAAATTATTTCGGCCGTAGAGGTATAATGCGTAGGTTCATTCTACTGCTTGTACTTCTTGCTGTGCTAGTCTTCCTGACTTGCGTTCATAACTATCAAATAAGAGAAGGTTTCGAAGAGAAATCTAACGACGTTAATAATAAGAAGGAGTACCTACAAGCGCTTGGGGAGATCGCACCAGCTCCACAAGTGCAGCCCGGACCACAAGGCCCACAGGGCGAACCTGGACCACCCGGTGGAGCTTACCAGGCACGTGGAACTCTTCTTAACTTAGCGCACCCTGCGCTACGTCTGGACAGATATTATGGAAGTGGTGTCAATGCATTTCTAAATAAACCAAACTATCGTTCTCAACAAACCTGGACTTTACAAACGGACGGTCAGATCGCCAATCAATTTGGTGGATGCTTGAAGCGTGACAGTGCTACGGATCAAGTATTTGTTAGCCAGTGCAAGAGCGATAACCCCCCTTCCGATCAGCTCTGGACTTTCGACCAGTACGGTCGTCTTAGCAGCAGAGCTGATAACAACACCTGTCTTGAAGTTAGTACTGGAATGGACACCACCGCTACACGTGGAGGTGGTCTTATCGAAGGACAGAAAGGTACCGGCAACGCCGTGCCAAAAGATACACCTGTCTTAGGTGCCGGTAAATGTACCAGCAATAACAACCAAGTATGGAACTTTAGTTAAGCTACGTTAGCAGCGAAGCAGAAGTCGTAGGAAGGATAGGTTCACTGGCTGCCAAAGTGTTCTTGCGAATGATGTGGATCTTCTGTCGTGTTTCCTTAGGGATTAGAGGGGAAAGTAGTTTATAAAGCGCTGGGAAGAAGCCTGGTGAGTTGTGGATTTCGCAGCGCCTTAGCATGTTAGGGAACATCTTGACAAGAGTCTTAAGCAGATTCCGGAAGAAGCCGATGTCGACGTTGCTATACTCGGTGCCCATCATCTCAACCTGAAGATCGAACAGGTTGGTGTCTCTATGATGTTGTCCCTTTGACTGGATAACTGCGATAGAGGCGATATTAAGAACATGAGCAATAAGACTTGTGTAATCCTTACACTTTCGAAAATGTGCCGTTGTCATTCTAATCAACGGGACATCACCTTTATGTTGGGCGTCAATGCCAAACAGATCAAACATCATCTCTTCCGGATAGCTTGGAATTGCCATACAGCTCAATATATTTTGAGCTTTGGAAAAAAGTTTGACCAAAAAACCTTAATGTTGTAGTACGTTTTAGCTGAGCGTTTATAAATCTGCCCAGAGCTCGGTGCGACGTGTGATTAGCTCCCAGAGGGAGCAATGCTGCGGTGGTGACGTGGCTATTGCACTCGGTTTGGGCGCCCTACCAGTATCTGTTGATACTTTAGCTATTGGTACAGGCCATTCAGGGGTTTTTGCCTTCACAGGCTTGGGTCTTGGTTGCTGACGCTTAGACATCGTTTTTCGGACATGAGAACCAGACTGCTGGGTAGGACAGTGCCAGGTCGGATGACCACGCTCTCCACAGTTCTTACAAATAATAGTGGGGCAGTCGTCAATGACGTGAGTCCTCTTCTTACAATATTTACAAAACTTACCACGAGCCATTATACTCTACAGAAGAGTAAAACTCTAAGCCAACTAAACTTTTTTGTAAGTTCAGTTTTAATGCGTCATCTTTTTTGGTAAAACTTTTATTAAGCTCATATAGTGAGCTATATGAGTGACGTTAAAACTATCGATACAAGCGTTAAAGAGGTGAACTACGGCTTTGGCGTTCCTGAGGAGGAGGAAGCTACTAAACATATTCGGGTTCCAATTCCGAAGCCAAAGCGGTCCAAAATTATCAAAGAGCAAAAGTACAGGTGCGGTATCTGTGACAGTCGCATCCTTGGTGGAAACTTTGACGTTGACCACTTAGTACCAGTCGCCCTCGGTGGCACCAACCACAGTCTCAACCTTCTTGCCATCTGCCCAACTTGTCATGGTCTTAAAAGCAGAATGGTAGATCGCAACCTGCGTTTTTTGGATGTTACTAACGTTAAATCGGAAGAGGAACGTGAACAGATCATTAAATACGTCAGGGCATCTCTAGACTACGCTCATTTTGTCTCACATATGCGTGACTCTTGATTAAACTTTTAATAAAAGTTTAAATTATAATGTGGAAAACCGCTTTGTGTGCGTTGATCCTTGCCGTGTTCTTATTGTATCTGCTGGATTGCTCTTGTCGTGAAAACATGTCTACCGGTTGTACAGCTGATGACTGCGAAGGTCAAAAGAATAAGTGTAAAAACGGTAAGTGCCAATACACGATACACCTTGTGCCACAATAGATACTTCTTAGATTCAGTGCGTTTTGATCTAGAAGAACAATACTCAACTGAAATTATAAATAGAGAATGACTACACCGGTTGTTGCAGAATACGTCTGGATTGATGCAGCACAGCAGCTTCGCTCTAAGATGCGGACGCTCTACGCTGAGGAATGCTGTGAGGTTCCACCACTTTCCTTCTATCCGGAATGGAACTTCGACGGCTCAAGTACGGGTCAGGCCGAAGGCACCAACTCTGAGGTGATTCTGCGTCCACAGGCAGTCTTCTCTCATCCGATGGAAGGACCCGCTGACTATCTCGTACTTTGTGACTGTTATAAAGGTGATCTAACCCCTCATTCTACCAACTCTCGTGTTGTTGCCGACGCTATCTTCGAGCAGCACCGCGATCAAGTTCCATGGTACGGCCTTGAACAGGAGTATTTCCTGGTTGACCCAAAGACTTCCCGTCCTCTTGGATGGCCAGCTCTTGCTCACGGAGAACCAGATAAGGAACAGGGAGAGTACTACTGTGGTGTTGGAGTTGATAACGCCTTCGGTCGCCAGGTTGCTGAGGATCACTACAGTGCCTGTTTGATCGCCGGTATCCAGATTAGCGGTATCAACGGTGAAGTCGCTCCCGGTCAGTGGGAGTTCCAAATCGGACCCTGCGAAGGGATCTCTGCCGCTGACCAGCTCTGGATGGCACGATTCCTTCTACATCGTGTTGCAGAAAAACACGGAGTTATCGTTAGCTTTAACCCTAAGCCAGAGCTTGGAGATTGGAACGGTAGTGGTCTTCACACTAACTTTAGCACAGCTGCAATGCGTAAGAAGGAAGACCGTAGTGGCCTGAGAGCCATTCTCGACGCTATGCCCAAGATGGCTGCCCGGCATCATGAGCATCTTGCTGTGTACGGCACTAACGAGCACCGTCTGACCGGTACCCACGAAACCTCCAGCCCAGAGGTTTTTAGCTACGGTGTCGCTAGCCGAACCACCTCCGTGCGTATCCCTCGTCAGGTTGATATCGACGGACACGGTTACTTCGAGGATCGTCGCCCGGCCTCTGACGCAGACCCCTACACCGTCACCAGCATCATTCTCCAAACCATTGTCTCTTAAAACTGAAATTAAAGGCGGGTAAGATCCAAAGAGAGCGAAAGGTTCTCTTCAAATGACCAGTATCAGTTATCAGACTATGTGTGTGGAGGCGATGGGTACTCCGTGCGAATCTAAGTTAAAGGAATCTTTTGTGATCTTTCTACAGGAGTTGGATCCACACCTCAAAAGCCTGGGACTTCCGGATTCAGTCACTATCGACGGACACTTTGAACTGCATTGGCCAAGTTGGACTGTTTCGCTCTATCTGAGCGATTACGGAGATCCGGCGATCGATCTGGAAATCGGGAGAGGGAAAACCAAGACCTTTTACAACCCTGGGAAACTTATTCACCACCTGTACTCTATGGTAGAGGTGGAGAACACCTGGGAAAGTCACAACCGTGATCTGCTTGAAACGGCTGATCCTATTGTGCAGCGCGTTGCCTGTAAATTTCTGGCAAAACTGTTGCCACACGCATACCTGGACCCTGTTCTGATACCTAAGCTGTTCTTCCAAGACAGTATCGACTATCCGGTCGCATTCCGATGGAAACGAAAAAACACAATTATCTCTATCGAACCGACCGGTGCTATCTACGTAGTCGCCTGTGGAGATCGCCACGACGACCCTCAACATGAGCTACCTCCTAACAGTGAACACGTCGCTCTCAGAATACTTCTTGCTCAGAAAACTGAATAAGTTATAGACGCTAGTCTAAAAGTGACGAGATTTGAGCTTAATTATAATAATAGATACTTAACAACCGTTTAAATGTCCTCCCCTGAGGAACTTATGGATACCCTACCCGTATACGGATCTACTTCGGATATTGGCACGAAGGAGTGTCGACAGCTTGAGAAGGAGTGTGTCGGAAGGTATCTGGGTGACTATTGGAACGGAGGCGCCAACATCGGTGGAGGTCTAAACCGCAAGATCCGGTGTGCCAACGAGTTCCTCCAGTGCATGAAGATCTTCAAGAAGGCGTACGAAATCTCCGGGCAAAAGTGAAAGGGATTGAGCCTAATTATAACAGTCATACATCTACCTTCCAATGTGGAAGATTGCACGAGATTCAGATTCAGATTCCTCCTCCTCGGAGATAAGCTACTATATCGTTGAGAGTAGTGAAGACATCGAGACTGCAATAATCACCTACGGTGGATGTGCAGGAAGTGCCTGGTCACACGACGATTACAGCTGGAGATACCGGTCCAACGGAGAAACCTACGGTCTAAATTACACCAATTACAGTACTGGACCAGACCTTTTAGGTACCCAGGTTCCACTGATTCCCGAGATGGAAGATTATGTGGGGCTAGCTTGGGACCAGGAGTTGTTGGAGGACGGGACTATTCGGATTCATCTGATCCTGGATATTAGTCCGAAGATGAACTACGTCGTTGAGGTCGATATGTACGAACCACCGACTGTGAATGTACCTACAGAAAACAGGCTTACCACTATGCTACAGCAGTTTCTACACTATGTTTTGATGCTCCGAAATGAAGTTCCTTACGAGCCAGTACAGGTGCAGGCTGAAGATGCGGTCTTTTACAACTGTTTGACAAAGGACGAGGACACACAGGCAATTCTGTACTACCTCTTTCACGAGGATATGGAGATGGCCCAGTTCTACGTTGACTCACTGTACGAGGATCCTATCTTTAACCTCTTGCACGACTACCTCCTGTACATCATCCCGAAAGCCGACCACCACTGCTCTTACTGCGGTAGAAGGTCTCTCTTTCGTGATGATATGGAGTTCGAAGGAGCCGAGTGGGTCTGTGAGCGTGAGCTCTGTCAGTACCGATTTAGCCTCCTAGACCCATGTCAGAGTAAGATCTACAACATCCTGGAGATTCAGGAGGATATGGACGCTGAACTGGCACGTGAGCTGGCCGCTGAATTTGACGAGAGTCAAAGCTCGGTAAAGGTGAAGAATACATACGGACAAGTTGTAGACACCTCAGATATAGACCTGGTTCTTGTGTCCAAATGGGAAAATTGAACTGAAAGTTCCCTAATTATAAAGTTAACTAAAGTACAACAATGGGATATGTGCTGGAAAAAGTTAAGGACAAAGAATTATGGTACCCGGTGTACGAACTGGTCCATAGTTTCATTCGAAAAAATGAAGACGAATGCTAATTATAACGTAATAGACAGTACAACCCAAGATGTCTGACGCTGGTGCGTATTCTTCGGAGTATGAACTGGTTCTGTCTACGGATAGCGACGATCTGGAAGAACCTGGTCCGGATCCTCTCACCGAGGCCCTAGAGCAGTATATCGGCCAGTTCTGTTGGAAAGATCGCCTTTTAGGTGATGAGTCACGCGTTTATCTACATATCGACGTCTCTAACGTGATTACCGAGATTACGGGTACCGCGTGGGGCATCGAGATTAGTGCACCTGTCACCGTTAAGATGGTCATGAAGACAAGTGACTACAGAGGATCATGGCGTCTGCCTAAGGTTGAGGTCTTCCAGTTTGACGAGAACGGAAAGCTCTATCAGCTTGAGTGCATTCTCCAACGTTTTCTCGAGTGTCTTTGGGTGCTTGGGAAAGAGATTCCGTGGGATCAACGCTACATGGACCGTTACGAAGAGGAGATTACCGGTTATCTGGCCTACATCGAGGACCCCTGTGATGCAGTTCTTCTGCATCGGCTTTACAAGGCCGATTTAGACCTGGGTCTGGAGTTCTACAGCCGGAAAGACGGAAACCTTTTCAACCTGATGCGCGAGTACCTGATATACAGGCTACCGACTATCTGCCGGTATTGTGTTCACTGTGACGAAACGCCCATCTTCCTGCAAGGAAAAGACCTACAGCTTCTGAAGCCTTTCGTCTGTGGCAACCAGCTGTGCCACTTTCAGCTCAGTCAGCTCAAGATGGGAGACGGTGTGGCCGGTGGTATCACCGGTTCTGCTAACCTAACCCACCTTCTGGCGATGATGACGGTGTTTGCAGCGAAGTCAACGCGGTGGCGACAGAAGATTCTGAAGCCGTTCCCGGCTCTGGTTTCAAAGGAGGATCCCACTGAGATGTTCCTGAACCCAGACGAGCCAAACTTTGAGCTGTTGGAAGCTGTGGTGGAAAGCATCCCTATCGAACGGGAGGCCTACACTAAGACCGACGGCAGAGAGTTCCGAGAGCAGATCGAAGCTATCCACCCCTACGGCAACGACCTGTTGCAGTGGATTATCAGTTCTAACCGTGCTCACATTATCGATGTACCTGAAGAGCTTACGATTCCTAACGTCGGGACAAGTGAACAGTATCTAATGCTGTTGGACAGTCCGACCAAGGAAGAGGCTTTTCAAGCTCTCAAGGCGCAGCACGGCACCGTCTACGCTTTTCATGGGAGTAACTTTATGAACTACCACAGCATTCTGCGGAACGGACTCTACAACGCATCTGGTACAGAGCTACAGCGCAACGGCAAGGCTCATGGCAACGGAATCTATCTGAGTCCGAGTCTAAACTTTGCGCTTAGCTACTGTAAAGATCGTCAAGGTTATCGATGTCTTGCCCTCTGCGAGGTTATCAACGACGGTCTAAACAAGAAGACTAGTCGGATCTGGACCATAGAGGATTCATTGAAAGTTTGCACGCGTCTCCTACTGGTTTACAAGCCCAAACAGACTGTGAAGAGTGGGAGAGCACAGAGTACTTCTCCTGAGCTTCTAGAAGCAATTCAAGCGATCTACGCCTACTTCGGTATGATCAGTTATAAAAATGATTTGACTTAGAAGAGAAACTACTAGGATACATATCAAAATATGCCTAAAACAGTTGTAATCGACGGCCTTATTGGTGCAGGTAAGAGTACCTGTATTGGGGTACTACATAAGACTATGCCTAAAGTTACTGACTACACTGTTTTGGTCTGTAAGGAACCCGTTGACCTATGGAAGAGTAGTGGACGGTTAGCTATGTTTTATAGTGATATGAAGCGCAGAAGCTTCCAGTTCCAGTGCCTTGTATTCCACTCTCGGGTACGACAGTATCAGCAGGTTTATCAACAAGCCGTTGAACTAGAGGCAGATGGCAAGAATGTACTAATCCTCATGGAACGCTCTATCTTTTCGGACTGTTTTTTCGCCAACATTCTTCATGAACAAGGGGATATGGACGATAGTGAACTAGAAGATTATATGGACTTGTGGCAAATGTGGACAGAAACTATGCCGGCTGTTCCTGATATATTCATTTTCCTACGCCCGAAACTAAATACTGTGATGGAACGTTTGCACGATCGTAACCGAAGCGAAGAAAGTGGAGTCTCAAGAGATTATCAGCAACATCTGTTGGTAAAGCACGATGACTGGTACGAACCCGGTGAAAGGGATCTTAACGGTCAACACTGCCCCATGCACGTCTTGGATACAGATTTCAACTATCGCGACAGCGAAGAGGGCGCCCGTCGCCTAACCGAGATGATCCTTGAAGTAATTTAATATTGTTTTATAACATTCTGCCACTGGATCCAGTAGACGAACCGGTGTACCAACCATCATGAACAATCTTGAAGGTATAAAGTCGAAGCATGAAGAGGCATTTCTCACGTTTGGTCAATTAGTTAGTTCAGATGTTAATACATCAATTTTATCCCTTTAAGAGTAAAAGTGAATGTCTGTCAGGCAAATTCAGGAGAAAAGGGAGAGGATGGCGGACGAGTATCAGTTCTTGAAGAGAACATGGGAGATGGCCACGCAGGCCCTTTATGGCCATACTGCACTACCTGAAAACTTTTTCGAAATAATGTACAATAAGATCAAAGAGTACGGTGAATATATATCCTTTGATCCAGAACATGCAGACTATCGAGAACTTACCGTAGACCAGCGCCTGCAGGTAGGTAAGATTGGGTGTTTGGTCAATAGTTTGAGAGAAACCTTTGAGATACCAGGTTTTGACCAGATCAGAGCACTAAATCTCCTCTGCAGACTAGCCAACGCACTAACAGGACTCCTTGACGAGATCAACCTCGAAACCAACATGGCCGCTCTCGCCATAACTTATAAATATCAGCCCTACAGGCTCCCGGTTCTTGTGTAATTAACGGATTTTACATCGTCAAACCCATACTACTACCCCACATCTAACGAAAACGGGCACAACGAAGCGGCGTTAGCCGGTGAGCGTAGTATTTAAAAGTGATTTATTAAACAGTGCATTTAATTAGATACCAAAATGGCATTTGAAGAACTTTACGAACGACTCCATCCTTTCTGCATTAAGGACAAGAAACCACTATTGATTGAAAGAAGTGCCGCGAAGGGTGTTGCATACCTTTGGAGTGAAACACCTCGTGAACTCCAAGGACAAGAAGATCTGGACTTTATTAGCCAATATGAGTCAGGTGACGGACCTTACGGCTTTGCCCTCCTACGCGGTAACCATACTTACGGCGGATATTACGGCTTCTTTAGACCCGATCTTACTGAAGTCATGGAACTCATCAAACAAAATGGTCTGATGGGTTACGAAAGATATTACATTACCACCGAATCATGTGATGTTGAAGGTATGCCTACTGAGGATATTCGCAAGTGTTACGACAATCGCAAGGACCGCCACAGAGGGCTTACTACTGTCTACTTTGCGTAAACGCATTAATAATATCTAATCCTATTAAGCAACCTCTGGTTATCAGCCATTTCAATCAATCGAATTACCTGATCAATCTTCAGCTTAGGAACCTTGGTTCTTGCACTACCGGTCTTCAACTCTTCTAAAATGTCCAATTTAGCTTTCTGCTTTTTGAACAAGATCTCTTCAATACCGGTATTTGCAGTAAAGAAATATACATTAATCTCTTCAGCAATCTGACCAAATCTGAAGATACGAGCAATAGCCTGCTGAGTTTTACTTGCATTCCACCAGAAGTCTACTAGTAATACCGTTGCAGCACACTGCAGATTCAATCCTTCTGCACCTAGCTGATATGTTAACAAAAGAACACCGTTAGTTGTTTCTCTAAACTTATCAATCAACTCTCCTCTTTTCTTCATACTCATACTTGATTTCATTCTAAGTATGGGTCTCTTACTGTTACTACATAAGTACTCAAAAATATCCAGATACGACTTAAAACAACTGAAAACTACTACCTGCTCGTTCCGATGTTGATCGACTACATTAAGTGTAGCATTCATTCGACTAGAACGTATAGAAGTTACATCGTCAAGCCACTGATTAATACCAAGCTGGTTAACCTCCTCAGTAATAATAGCAGATAACTGAGTCTTGGTATCCTGATCAGAAGCATCAATAGCAATACTAGCAAGAGGTATTAAGGGACAGATGAGAGCCTGTCGAAGATACATAACCATTACTAGCTTGTAACTAGAAAAAAGACGCTGTTGTTCATGATCTTGTGCTAATTTAGCCTGACGAGCACGATCTCTCACCTTTACTAGAATGTTTCTCATCATTGTATAGATTAACTGTTCTTCCGGTACTAATTGATGAGCTATTACATGCTCGTTTACCTTAGGAGGTACGAACGCTTCATTTCTCTTCCTTAACACTAAAGTAGTATTAAGACCGCCATAGTTTGTATTGCGACCCCATAATAAACGCTTAGTGGCCGGAAGCTCGCGAGGCATTCCTGCTGCATCAATAATAACATGATATCCCAGGATACGACGAGGTATTGGTTCATCAAACATAGTGCCTGATAACGCCCAACGATGATTTGCATAAAGACTCCCCAGTGCTTGACAACGTTGAGTCTCGATATTCGTATACTTCTGCGCTTCGTCAACAATCAAACAAGACCAAGTTGTTGAATAGAACAATCCTAAACCTATCTTGTGACTTAGAATCGGTTTGGTTGATCTTTGATAATGATTTACAGTGGTAAAATGATTAATAAAACGAATCCTAATGAAACTCTCACGAATCCTTCCTTCGTTATAGGCCTTAGCCAATACCTCAGGACTTGTTAATACTAACATCGTATCCTCTTTCGGTTTCCAGAGCCCAAGCTTCCCCTTCATCATACTACTGTGTACAACCTCATACTTTAAATCATCACCGAAGAATTTAGCTATCTCGTGCATCCAAGATGCAATTAAACTCTTCGCTGCCACCACTAAAATTGGTCTACCATCGTTCCTTTCCATAAACTTACATCCCAACACTAAAGATAATAGCGTTTTACCACTACCCATCGGTAAACTTAGTCCTCCTGATCCCTTTTCAATACATTCTCCAAGAATTTTTTTTTGGTATTCATTCAAAGTGTTATAGCCTCTTTGATATGCTGTCATAATTGTTATATGCGTATTACTAAAATAATACTCTAAATCTTACGCACTCTCCTATTAGCAGTAGTGCGATCATGTTGCCGAAGTTTTCGTATACTATTGCGTAATACAAGCTTCTCTACAACGTTGAGCGTTCTCAATAGATGTTCTGTAGTCAACTCACCCTTCTGAATTAACTCCTCTATTTCAATAAGATACCTCTGGTAATCGCGATTATGATACCGATTTCGCGTATATTTATCAAACTTCCTAGCAAGACCTTTACCAGTAGTTTCTATGACTGCATCAGATGGAACTTCTTCTCCATCTGGAATCTCCTTATAATAATGTCGTATTGGTCCTAAAAGGATATCCTTAGTATGCACCGATGGCTCATGACCTTCAATCTTTAATAACAGTTCTAACTGCTCATTAGTAAGAAGGGTACGATAATTCGAGCTCAGTGAAATTTTTCCAGCTTCCTGAAACTGGATTCGTGCATTAGTTGAACCGTGACCACCCTTCTGTCCTGTAGAGTAGAGAAACTGAGTTCCGCAGTTGGAACAGGTGATACTATCGCAACCAACATTCTTAAAAACAGGTAACTTACAACCAGGACATTTAATCATCTCGTTAACCATCTTAACACTAGCAACATCTTCCTCCTTGCATTCATGATTGTCACGCTTCAACTTCTCACACTCAGTACAAAACACAGATCCACAGACTAAGCATGTTAAATCTTTATCAAGAAATCCTTTACAAATACTATTGAGACAATGACGATGCGCGTTTGTCATTGTCTCATTAACCCTCTTCTGACGCGCCTTCTCTAACTTCCTAATCTTACTGTTAAACGCTATCGAAGATACTAAAGCTATCGCTGCTGGAAAGCTCTTCTCAATAAACTTAAAACGCTCTTCTCGTAGTTTAGCTAAAATCTTTTTACTCGCTAGCTTCTTCTTAACACTGTCTCCACTATCTTTCAAAAAATGCTTTAAACATGAAACTCCGTATAACCTTAAAATATCGTCGGAAATCCCTCTAAGACAAGAAATAATATAAGATGCACTACAAGTGTCACTAGGACACTCCGGAATAATACCTTCATTTGATGAATATGTTATTAGGTATCCTGTACATTCTTTGCACGTACCAGCAGTACAAAGTGGATCACCACATCCATATTTCGTTCCTTCAATCGGACAAAAACAGATTAAACAATCGGTCATTTTAATAACTATTAATAAGCTAATAGAGCTCTAAATTAGACGCATTATAATTACTCCACGGGAATTTGGCGCGTAACGGTTTTAGTGTCGTACCAACCACACTGGTCTTGAACCTCTTTCATCTGATAGAAGAAGCTAACAGCTTGGGTCTCAGTTACCACGTCGGTAGCCAGACATCTGACAGCTACCGTTTTATCCTTAGAGCTTGGCGGCGGAGGAACCAGCACCAAACATAGACGAAGCTCTCCCTTGTCGACACCATTCACAACGCATAGTTGATAGATCTGATAGCCCTGAATTGCCTCAAAACCGACGTCCAAAGATGCAAAGACATCCTCCTTGCGAATGACAATGTCACCCTCCTGGAAAGGACTGTTCTGGATAAGATCCTCTTTCACGTTGTCGTAAAGATCGATTAGGTCTGAGTACCTCTTCCTGAACTTGAACAGTGAGCCGTATGCAGATATAACTGACTTATGTTGAAATACATGGTAGTTCAATCCGAAACAATCGTTAACGAGCTTCAAACGTTGGTAATACTTACAATGGCTACTATTAAAAGGAACACGTTTCCAAAGCGTCCAGTCGTTAGCAATGCGCCTAAATCGTTTACACACCCGTTTTAGATTTACAAGGGTGTTGTGACGCATTGAACGGTTGCCAACTACATTCTTGAAAATCTTGAGCAATAGTTCATCGGGTAGATAGCTAATCCGATCAACATCGTCTTTTGGAATGATGTTAAGATGCCAGAGCAGATCTAGCGGGTAGATAAGATCAAACTGAGGAATAAGTACCCCTGTCGCCTTAGAGAAGTTAATAATATCCTTTTTCTTATCTCTATGTAGTTTCCTAGTATCTTCTGGACTCCAGATAGATTCGTGAGACTTTTTGCAGAACATAGGACCAGTACAAACCGTCTTGTTACTGATTAAACTAGGACATCTTGTTGTCACAACACCTGTTGGTTCCGTGCTTCTTAAACGCGCACTGTAAAAGTAACAGAAGAAGCAATCACGTACGACCTGCTCATGACTAAGGTGGGCTCTTGCCAACTCTACCGGAAAGGTGCTTAAATCTTTATGCAGATAGTGATTATGTTTCTTCCTGCAGTTACGCCTTGGACACTTGCCAGTAACATGATAACCCTCGCAATAGAGTTCCATGTTAGTTTCTTAGTACCCTCTGTTATGGATGTTTTTAGATTCAATTTTATAACAACAATTGTCCCTTAAAGTCCTGAAATTATAAAATTTACCACACCAAGACCCCTTATTGGTCTAATATATTAGACTTCGGTCTTTAAGGGATAGCAGCAGTTCCGATTCAGGATCTAGGCAGGAATATGTACCACATACCGAAGCAGATAAGGCACGTGCCCAAAAAACTAGCAGTGATGATAAGAGTGAGTGTGTCGTCATCCATTTTGAAGGGGTAGGTACTTACATTTATTGATATATCCATCATCTTATTACTTTTTATTATAAATTTAGGCGCTACACATCTCACAGGCAGCACGATTGGTAAGGCTACAAACCATCGCGGCCTCAGCGTCGGCGTCGAGCTCGACCTTTTGGGTGGTCGAAGGATCGATCGTGAACTGCTGGGGGCGTACCTTCGCACGCGTCCTAATGTAGTAGCTACCAGTCTTCAGACCTGCTCGCCATCCAGCGAAATGAGCACTGTTCAACTTACGGAATGTTACGTCCTCGAAAAACAGATTCATACTCTGGCTCTGGCAGACATAAGGGGAGCGGTCAGCGGCCTGTTGGACCACAAACTTCTGTTTAATCTCCCAAACAGTCTTGTAGCGAGCCTTTACATCATCTGGGATCCCGTCAATGTTCTGAATGGAACCACCGTTAGCGATGATCATGTTCTTCACTTCAGGGTTCCAGATACCGAGATCCAGCAGCTCGCGCGCCAGATGCTTGTTCACCAGTGCGAAATCACCTGCCAGTGTACGGCGGGCGTAGATGTTACTAGTGTACGGCTCGATACACTCGTTGTTCCCAAGGATCTGGGAGGTAGAAGCGGTAGGCATCAGAGCAACCAAAAGGCTGTTCCTAGCACCGTGTTCTATCACCTCAGAGCGGAGGGCATCCCAGTCCCATCGGTTAGACGGATGCTGGAAAGCATCAAGGCCAGCGTCCTCAGCCCAAAGGTCAAACTGGAACTTACCCTGGCTAAGAGGACTTCCCTCAAAGGTAGAGTAAGGACCATCACGTTTGGCCAAGCGCACAGAGGCACACATAGACCCATAGTAGAGGGCCTCAAAGATCTCGCGATTCAGCTGCAAAGCCTCATCGCTGTCAAAGGCGTAGCCCATCATAATGTAGACATCCGCCAGACCTTGCACGCCGATACCCAGAGGTCGATGGCGCTTGTTAGAAAGCTCAGTTTCAGGTACAGGATAGTAGTTAAGATCGATCACGATGTTAAGGTTGTTGACCACAATGTCCAGTACGTCCACTAGCTTCTCGAAGTTGAACCACTTGCTACCGTCAGCAGCCGTCTCCACAAAACGGGGCAGCGCCATCGAAGCAAGAGTACAACAGGCATACTCATCCGGATCAGAGTACTCCACAATTTCACTGCATAAATTGGAGGATCTAATGGTTCCTACGTTAGATTGATTATTCTTCCGGTTAATGGAATCTTTATAGAGCATATAAGGGGTCCCGGTTTCGATCTGGCTCTCGATAATCTTGCGCCAAAGATCACGGGCCTTAACGACCTTACGTGCCTTTCCGGCTGCCTCGTAGCCTTCGTAAAGAGCCTTAAACTCATCACCATAGGCATCAGAGAGACCGGGGCACTCGTCGGGGTCCAGAAGGGACCAGTCAGCGTCGGCGTCAACTCGCTCCATAAACAGATCAGAGATCCACATGGCCGTGAAAAGATCGCGACAACGCTCCTCCTCGTTCCCGTGGTTCTTGCGGAGGTCCAGGAAATCAGGGGTGTCAGGGTGCCAGGGAGACAGATAGATCGCAAACGATCCCTTCCGCCGACCTGACTGGTTGACATAACGTGCAGTAGCGTTCAAAACGCGGAGCATTGGGATAATTCCATCGGAACTACCGTTAGTACCGCGAATCAAAGAGCCTTTACTGCGAATATCGTGCACATGTACACCGATACCACCAGCCCACTTGGAAATCTGAGCGATATCCGCTGCAGTCTTGTAGATACCTCTAATGGAATCTTCCATAGCAAGCAGGAAACAGCTAAGAAGCTGCGGGTTTTCCGTACCAGCATGGTAGAGAGTAGGAGTGGCATGTGTGAAATACTTACCAGACATGATCTCGTAAGACTTCAGTGCAGCTCCCAGGTCACCAATATGAAGACCAAGAGAGACGCGCATCACCATATGCTGAATCCTTTCAACGATTTTACCGTTAATCTTGAACAAATACCCACGCTCCAACGTTTTAAAAGCGAAGTAGTCGTAAGTGAAGTCACGATCGTAGTCGATAACGTCGTTGAGTTTATTCTTATGCTTCATAGTCATCTCATAAAGCTCCTTGGAGATGAGCGGGTTAGGCTCGCCGTTAGTTCCAACGTTGTTATACAGGATTTCCATCGTCTCTGAGAAAGATGGCGACGTATTCTTCTGGTTGTTGGAGATAATAATCCTGGAACCGAGAATCCCGTAATCAGGGTGCTCGGTGATCATAGAGGTACATAGATTTGCGGCAAGTTCGTCCAGTTCGCTGGTTCGTACTCCGTCGTAAATCTGTGCACACACCTTTTGGGCAATCACTATCGGATCGATAGTGTCCAGATCATCAGAAAGCTTCTGAATCCGTCGCTGAACCTTGTCGAGAGAGACCGGTTCGCTACAGCCATCACGCTTAATTACTCGCATTCTATGCTCGGAATATACTTGTACTCCATCTTGAATTTGAGTTTCGGATGAATCACTTTTCTGGAGGCCCTTGGGTGACATATGGTGTATACCTCTGACAAAGAAAATTTGAGTCTAAATCGGAGAAAAATCTGGGATACAGTAGTCAACTTTGATTAAAAAGGGGTCTTGAAGACACAGTAACCAATAGAATTCCCTGTTAAATTGTTTTTGACTACTATATATATGGGGAAGATCGGTGATTACAAGATCCTTCAGGAATTGACCCAAAAGGGTCGTAGAGATATCAAGGTTTATAAAACACGTTTGCGTTCAAATAACCGGAAATTGTATGTTGTTAAAACATACCCCAAAGAAACACATACCAGATATGCTCAAAAAGAATTTGAGCTATTAAACATTCTTAGAAACGTACCTGGTATTGTTAAACCTATAAAACTCTTTGAATGGGATACTAAGATATGTCTCGTAGAAGACTATATTCCAGGAGTAACTCTAGACAAATATATTAAGAATCGATCAATCATTGATTGTAAATTATGTGGAAAAATCATTAAAAGACTCGTTACAATCTTCGATAAAATGCATTATATGGGGGTTTCTCACAGGGATATCAAACCTGCAAACATCATCTTACACGATGCTACCACACTCCCCGTAGTCATCGATTTTGATAAGGCTTTAACACGGGATGAATACAAGGGTAAAAGGACAAATGTAGTGGGAACACCGTACTATATGGCACCTGAACTCGGAGCATATTATAAGAAAAAATGGATGAAACGTGATTATGACTGGTTCAAAGGTGATGTATGGTCATTTGGTGTAACTGCGTTCCTCTTGCTACATGGTGAGATACCACATAAAGGCATTTCTAGCATGTTCGATTTCTCAGATGTATTGCTCTTCTTAACTAAATGTTCTAAGAGTGTGAATCCACGTCACTATATCTCTTCCGCATCTAACTGTGATATGACTACGTGTACTCTAATTAACCTATCACTCGAGTGCGACTTTAACCGCCGACCTACCTTTAAGAAGCTGCTAGAATACCTGTAGATAAAAGTGATTTATAAAAGGGTTATTAAGCTACTTATAATATCTGCTACTTGAAATGACTTTGGTTCAGAATCAATGGCAAGACCTACCACCTGAAATGTGGCATCAAATCTGTTATTCAGCTGATTCGCCACTGGATGGTAATGATGTGATTAATCTGGCAGTTACGTGCCAAAGTATTTACAATAAGGTCCTAGGAGATGATTACGCAAAGTCAAAATGGCGATCTAGACTGGGTATGATTGCCTGCTTAGAAGGTCAAGATCCGCTTGCCTATCAAACTGCAAGATTAAAAGGATTCGAGAGTGAGGAGCATATGAAAACTGTCATGGAAGCGTTAAAAGCCGCATGTATAAGGGGCGAAGCATTCCTTCCGGAGGCTATTCGGCTTAAGCTGGCCCTCGCACCTCGACTGGTGGAAGAAACAGTTTGGCATCAGATAAACAAGCGGTTCAGAATTGTTCAGCGTACTGTTGAGTTTCTTGAGTACGGTGAGAATATGACTCAACGACCTGACGGTAAATGGGTTCTCAATGTGTCTTATTTAGCATTTCCAACTCTGTCAATTCGGGTGTATCCTCAACCCAGTTCCCTGGATATCACCTATGTTGGGTTAGATTTAGGTGAGTTGACACCGACTGAAGAAGGTGATTTCATATTTGCACATGTTTGTTCACAACACTGTATTGCACGTAGATATGCAAGAGTGAAGAAAACACGACCCATATCCATGTTAGACCGTCCACAATACCCAGTCCCAGTCTTTGAGTTGTTACAAGATCATCCACCCGGTATTATTAGAAACTTACATTGCTATGATCAAAGTGGTCAATACCATCCAACACTTATGGCAAGAGGTGGACCTGTAGGTGAAGAGATGACATTTGAGTTTATATTTGATGAGTATCCATCTGATCACATCGTCATCCAACAAAAGTATCTTGTGGAGCAGCGTACAAATCCATTTGTACCAGATACATATTGTGATTTTATTGGCTCTGCGAGTTACGCAAGACGATATGAGAATGGGGTCGTTTTGAAAGACCGTCCATTATACACAGACGAACAAGTACAGGAGCGTTTTGTAAGGCCGTCATTGGTGGATGTCCTTGAATTTTATAATGAACTTAGGTATAATGAGCTTGCTGTCGCAAATGGGTTTGCTGTGGCCCTTTCTGTTTCTTTTTGTGATTGCTGGTACGACTGTTGTTGTCTACAACAATGTGTATAATCCCCCGTTCTACGAGGCACATAGGTATATCAATCAGGACTTGATGCCTGTCCCTGAGAAGGAGCTTAAACGTCTTGAGAAGGCACAGGTGCCGACCGGTCTTCAGCAGACCTGTTTTGAGAACGAATACTGTAACTGCCCGCGTTACAACGGGAGTTATGAACAGTGTACCAACAACTACACACCCGACCCGGACCAGAACAACTGTCCTTGTAACAACAGGTGGTTCGAACTCTGCCCCTGGCCATTCAAGATCTATGAGAGTAAGTATCGTGAGAAGCAGGACAGACATACTGAAGACAACTTTAAAACCACACCTCACCAACCTCTTGACCAGCTATACATGGAAGGACCTAAGACTCTAGAAGTAGACACAAACCTGTCCATTGCTGATGGTAAAGAGACTGCACCCTTTGCTATCCCACCAGCTAACGTCAGGGCTTTCTGAAAGGCACTGCATCGTTATTAGATAAGAGGTTAATGCTTTAATATGAGCATTGATAATAGTCAAAACTAACTTGTGACTATTTCAGAACGTTTTTTAGGTCGAGGTGTTTAAAACGAAAAAGAAAAGTTGGGTTTTGAAGTCTTGGAGGCCTAACTTCTCTCTCTCTCTCTGCTCTAAAAGGACATTATATATATTTTATTAGTTATAATAGGAACAGTTAAGGTAATTAATATTAACGCACCATAATACTATAATAGTTTAATAGTTTTCCGGTGTAAGTAGTGGTCGGGTTCAACATATCTTTAGTACTGTTAAAACCGAACGTTTTAATCGTACCAAAAGGTACCACAATTTATAGTGTATAACCCATAAGAAGTTACATATTTACGGGTTGTTTTAACGGTAAATTCAAACGGCTGTGACAATTTGGACAACGTATTGTCCCCCTACGTTAAAAAGCACACATATTAAATTTAATACGTGCACTAATTTACATCGATGACCCCCTGTGTATGTATAAGATTTTTACGCGTTCGTTAAAAAGGTTCGAATTCCAAGATCGAACCTTTTAGTATTACCTATCTACATATCGAATGATAATGTAATATTCATTATAGATGTTTTAATTATATCAATGATTCTAACGGTTTGTGTAACTAGGTGAGACAACGGTGTGTCCCATACCATCAAATTATACATATGTTGTGTCTCACTGGGTAATGTATGACACGTTAAAATACATATGATATGAAATTATGAATATATTTTACTACATAATCGTACTCTTTGGTACGATTTAGAAGTATCTTATGTACTATATTATATAAATGGTTGTGCATCATTGTTTCAGATGTGGATATAATACACCTACCAAACGACTCTGGAGGAATCATCTTAAAAGGCAAAAACCGTGTGAGACAAAATATTTAGATATTGAGAGAGAGGAAGTTTTAAATAACTATTCACAACATCTTGATGAATATCTTGAGCTTAAAGAAGAGTCAACATTTTACAAATGTGATTCGTGTAATTTTAAAACAAAGCATAAGAGAAGCTTACGTCGCCATGTTAATGGAAAAATCTGTAAAAAGGAAGAATCAGAGGTAGAAATGTTAAAAAAATTGCTTGAGATTGCTATTCAGAATGCTGCTAATAATAGCAATACAAATAATGGAGTTATGTTTAATGATGAAAGTATAAATAATGGAATAGTTAATAATATGAATAATAATATTAATTTGGCACCTTATAATACCCCTGTGTTTTCCCATATTACCCACGATGACTGGGACAATTGTATTAAGAATAGATACGGAGGGTTTACTCAACTTCTTGATAAGGTCTATGAAAATCCAGAAAATCTTAATATATTTGTTAGAAACATTTCAAGAAACGAAGCTCTTGTATTCATGCCTCCAGATTGGAAGACTATGAAGCTTAGCGACGTTAGCAACCATGTTGTACAATGGTGTGCAGACGGTTTTGATGATTATATGGAACATAATAAAGATAGATTTAGTAGAAATGATGAAACACAAATGGAGAAAGCACTACAGGATATTGCTAGAAATAAGATTAATCCAGAAACTAAGAAAAATGCAAGAGCAGAACAGTTAGATTATCTTGAAGGGAAATTCAAAGATACGCGGTTCAGAAATAAGGTAGCTGATAATTTCCGTGAAGAGAGCGGAGGAGAAGAAATTATCCCCCGACGAAACTGGCGTGCAAATTAATTTGTAATTTCACATGTTTAAAAATATTTTTCAAAAAAAAAGTGATTCTAAATTTCCCAACCCTAAAATTTAGAATTATAAAAGAAAGTAATAAAATGTAATAAAATGGTTGTGCATCACTGCTTTAGATGTAGTTATTCAAGTACAAGAAAAACATTGTGGAGAGGTCATCTACAAAGGGATAGACTTTGTGAAATCAAATATCTTGATATACCAAGAGAACTCATTCTAACTAAATATCATGAGTATCTCAATGATTATTTAAAGATAAAGAAAGAGTCTGAACTTCTAAAATGTAACAACTGTTCTTTCAAAACAAAACATCCGAGAAGTCTCCGGAGACACATCAAGACTAAAGTATGTGGTAGAAAGAAAAAACTGTCAGAGTTATTAGAAGAAGTCATAACACATTCTGATAATATAAATATTACAACTAGTAATAGTACAGATGCTATAGAAGAAGAACCAACATTACGTGTGCGAATTGCTCGAGACAAAATTTCAAAAGATAAGCGCCTCGCACTCTTACAACAAACCAATAACTGTTGTGGCATCTGTAACACTCATATCATTGCCAATGTCTTTGATGTAGACCACCTAGTTCCAGTTTCAGCTGGCGGAAACAACAGTGACCTTAATCTCCTACCGATGTGTCCAAGCTGTCACTGCTTTAAAACCAGACGGATCGATAAGATGATCAAACTCTTAGATGTTCCTAACTTTAACTCTCAAGCAGATCGAGACAATCTGATTAAATTTATAAGACAAACAATTGATTACACTAGAACACTTACTGCGGTGCGGCACCCCGAGCAAACTTAACGCCGTAATATGTAAACATCAGAAACGCAAAGATAGTCAAACAGAAAAACACAATCATCAGAACCTGAACCAGCTTATCCTTTTGGTCGTACTGCTTCTGGAAGTTCATAATCTCATTTCCAATCTTCCTTAACCTATGCTGCATATTATTCGCCTTCTTTTCCTTTTCCAAAACCTCTGTATCCTTCTCAGTCAGCACTGCATCCTTTCCCTCAAGGATAGCGCGCTGCAAATCCTTCTTAGAATTGTACGTATCGAGCCTCTTCTGGACACGTTCACGTTTCGCAGTCTCCTGTGCTGCAACCTTCTTCTTCTGTTCCTCAGCTAGGTTCTGCTGGTACTCAGCCTTTGCCTGAGTGAAACTCTTACCTGTTTCAATAGCAGTCTGTAGAACATCTAATGCAACACGATTACTCTCATTCTTCTTGGTATCAGCCTGCATCTGACTTTGAAGCTGTGCCTGAGAACGCTTAATAAGTTGTTTAGTGGTATTCAGATACTTTTGTTCGGCAGTAGTTCCAGAAGCAGATGGTGTAATGTAAAGAGCATATCCACCACTTGGATCGGCATTAGCTGTCCCGAGGCCTTCCAGACTAAGCTCAATGTTCTGTGCTTTATCGGGTCCCATCATACAACTTCCAGGTTGTGGTTGACTAATAGTTCCGAAAGGTCCAAGGTTAACCTCTTTAGGAGCACCGCCCTTAAAACTGTAGTAGTAGCACCAATCATCGGACTCACCACATGCACCACTTTGCTGCGCCATCTCAATACATTGTTCTTTAGACATCGCAGAACGTGAAATCATCTTTTGTCGTGCATCATCGGTACTAATAAAACCAACGGGTTGAGTAAGATCTACACTAGAGAGAGTACTCATCTATATAGTAAGATAACTAAAAGATGAATTGAAGTATTAAGTTGAAGCAGTAACGGGTACATAGCCACGCCCACCGAACTGCCAGTCACGGGGGTCTCCTACGCATTCGCTGCACTTTTCTTTAACGTACTTGTTGAAGGCGCGGTGCATATCGTGTCCCATTCTGTAGAAGCGTCGGTTAAACTTTCTGACATCAGCCTCTAGCTCTCTCTTAAGTCCACCGTCTCCGGCGTAGTAGATTTCGTAGATAAAGAATGCGAAGTAGACCATGAGCATCAGAATAAACACTGCAAAGAATCCCTGGTACCCCATTGCACCTGTCAGAAAGGCCACATATGCCGGGATGAGAACCAGACAGAATACGAAGAACACCTTGAGCAGATAGATCATCTTGGCCTTCTGTCGCGCTGCGGCGTTGTTGATCGCCACCATTCGGTTCCTTAGAGTTAGGCTGTCTTGGGCAGCATCAGCACGCTCTTCTAAACGCAGGATTTCGTCCTCCTGAAACTGTGCCAACTGTTCGTAGTCCTTAATAGTTTTGGTGCGCTTGTTGGCAATCCTGGCAGTTTCGTTATACTCACCGGCCATGTTCTTCACAATTGTGTTCAAGTTCTTCTGAATCTTGCCGATCTCGTCTCGACGTGCTGTGTTATTATAGTTGTGTTGCCAGTTATCGTCGCGATACTGCTGCAACTGCATAGTCTGTGAGAAAACACCGCTCACCGGGTCTTGCTGTAATGAGTCCATATCTGCCCGGTATTCTCCAACTAGCTTGTTTAGATGGTTACACTTCTTTACCTTTGCCTCATCTGCAAACTGAGAACAATTGAAAGTCCCACTAGGAGCCAACTGGCTTATCACCTGTCCCAAAGGATCGCTCATATATATTAAACTTTTAAAATAAGAATCATTATAATTATTTTTTAAATAGACTTGCCCTGCATCGGGATAACAAGAGCAGGACGGTCCTTGTAGTGCAGGACCAGATCCTTCTTGTCAGTCAGGAAGTAGGGAACGTCTGTGAAGACCTCCTCACTGGTTGCACTCAGAGTCTGAACGCTACAGAGCTTCTTGTATTCATTCTCGATGGTAATGCGAACGCTAGAACCGTCCTGGAATGTAGTCATAACAACACTCTTGACCTTCTCCTTACTGAGGAACTTAATCTCAGGACGGGGCCCCCAGATCTTGCAAGCCAGCTGATAAGCGTTCTGACCCTTGTAGGTAGCGTTCACATCAGCACCAGCCTCAACCAACATCTTGACAATTGCCAGAACTGTTGAGCTGATAGACTTCTTAGAGATCGTCTTGACAGAGTGACAGTTACGAGGCATACAAGACTGAATAGCGATCAGTAGAGGAGTTCCCTCCAGCGTGTTAGTGTTATTGTACACCCCGCCACTCTTGCTATGATCCGCTCCAAGTTCCAGTAGAATCTTGACAGCTACAGCGTTCTTGAAACCAGCAGCAACCATTAGAGGTGTCTTACTAGAGACTGTCCCGTCAGGGTTAGCAGCGACATCCATCTTCTCAAAGAAGTACTTGGTGGAATCTCTCGGTAGCATTGAACCGGTGCTGTAACGACTGCGCCTCAGAGGGGTACCGCAGATGTTGATTAACATTTCGCGCATAACGCTGTTACTATGCTTAGGATCGATGGTTGCAAGTAGCCTCTCAAAGATTTGCTTGTAACCATCGGTATTCTTCCAAGTTCGGATAATATCGCTGATATCCCTGTATCGATCGACCTTAAGGCCGCTCTTAAGCATCAGGTCGAGCATTTCCGACTCGCCAATGGTGACGGTACGCTTAACAACAGCGCTAAGGTGCTTCTTGTTAAAAACCGCTCCTCGGGCAACCAGTTCGGTGGCCATCTCAATAGCAGCAACACGGTTCTTCTTGCTTCCGCTCTTCAGCTTCCACAGCATCACCATACGCTCGAGACAAAGGTTAAGTGCAGTATTCATAGTACTCTTTAATTTAATTCAATTACCTACTTTTGGTCATTTACACAACTCTCAGTTCACTTTTGCGAAAAGTGATTTAAAATAGCGGAGGGATCCTAAGGGACAACATTGTCTCTTACGTATGGCTGACGACAAACTTGAGATCGTTTTCTGTGACATTAACGCAGACTTCTTGAACGCCTGCAAAAAGGAAGCGCGTGACAACATACACCTCACTGGCTATTACACCATGAGTCTTTGGCACGGTGATATCCGTAAGCTAAAGGTTCGCAACGGCGTCTACATTAGCCCAGCCAACTCTTTTGGGTCTATGGGAGGCGGTATTGACGAGATCTACGACCGTCATATGTTTCCGGGTGTCAGTCGCGATGTGATGGCCAACATCGCTGCCAGGTGCGAGAGTGGGACTGTGACGATGAGCTTTGACCATCTTGAGCGCGACTCCGAGGTCCCAAAACTGCCGATTGGCGAGGCCGTGATCACCCCTCTTGACAAGTACGGGAAGAAGTACCGCGGGTGTTATCTAGTGACGGCTCCCACCATGGAGGTCCCGATGGACATTCAGGGCACTGACAACCCTTACCGTGCCTTTATGGCAACATTGAAGATTCTGGAAGGGTACCCGGACGTCAAGCAGCTGATCTGCCCGGGTCTGGGTACCGGGGTGGGCAACATCTCTGGTGAAGAGGCTGCAAAGCAGATCGTGCAAGCCCTTAACGATTTTCACGGTCACTAAATTATAATTCAAACAAGTAGAAACAATCTAACCATATCATTTGTTCCTTTCTTAACGAAAGTACAAGAAAGTTTTGCACAAGAGCTGGTCCAACAAGCGGTGTGCTGAATACGAACTTCTCGAACTGAACAATAAGTATAACATGGTTGCTTTTTACTGCGAATTAGGTTTCTGTATCCTTGGAAAACTAATTCCCAGAAGTCGTTAGAACGTATATCAACATCTGGACCAGCAATTTGACTAATAATTCTATCAAATCCTTTCATAATCTCTATGAGTCGTCGCGGCAGTTCTGGGCGTATGCCAGTGCAGCCTCGAGAAACATTGAAGCCCTCAATATCACAGCCAATCTTGTCTGCAATATTGTAAATAGCTGGGAGCACTGACTGTAGTTCAACGTCTACTTGATCAAACAACTTGTAACTAAGTGACGTAGATTTAGGGGTAAGCTGAGCGTTTAAAATCATCCTCTGTGCACATCTGTTCTTACGTACCTTCTCGAGATTGAACGGCTTCCTGCATGTTGGGCACTCCCCTTTTGTCGAAAGCTTAATTGTACACTCAGAACAGAATGTATGATCACATGGAAGTGTCATCGGATATGCATAGGTCTCCATGCAGATTGGACAGTCTGCCCAATCATTTGGTTTGATGATCTTCTGCTTCTTTTCTACGACTTCAACATCATCGTCTTCTTCTTCGCGCTTCCGTTTTTTAGAAGGTTCTTGTTTAAACGCGAAAGGGGTTCCAGTGGACATTTTAAAGATAATGGTATTAAAGGTATTTAACAACATTATTAAATCAATTTATAGAGAAGGTTTAGTGGTTGCCCATGTGGTTAGCATGGTCTTCCATGTGCTCCTCATCCTCTTTGGGGGCGTTCTCCATGAACTCCCAGGGGTTGCGGGAAGCAAGCCAGCAGGTAAAGAAGTAGGCAACGAAGAGAAGGGCGCTGGAGGCGACATCACGGTTGTAGAGGGCCCAGACAAGAAGAAGGACCATGAGACCGCGAACCCAAGGGGTGGTGCACACAACGGCGAGCTCGGCGGGGAGCGGGCGGTTGGTGAAGTACAGGAAAGCCAGGTACAGGGTGTAGAGGCTCAGGCTGGTAGTGGCCAGACCCTGATGCCAGAAGCGGCGGGCATGACGGCGAATGTCAGCGACCGCACTACGGGCAGCGCGGGTTGCTTTACGAGCAGCTTTACGTCCACGTCTCTTAGCCATGTTTGTATATAATAACAAGCATAAAAAACTTTTAGCATCCAGAGGGACACATTCTGGCAGCGTAGTTGGGTGCCAGGTAGTCAAGCACTTCAAACTCAGCTCTTAAGAGATCCTTCCAGTAGAACTTGCGAATCATAGTAACAATATAAGCAACGATTGCCAGTCCGAGCATCCAGGCAGTTGCGTTGGCGCTGCTAATACCCATAAATTGACCGTAGCTTATGAACGCAATAAGGGTCAGGAAGAGAAGCGTGGTCTGTAGCTTACCCACCGTGAGAAGCTTATCTGTAAACGCCTCCTGGTTAAGGTAGACCAACTTACTCTTATTATCGATCTCCTGACGCAATTTATGGCGCTCGTTGTCTTTCCTCTGAAGAAGTGACAGTCGGTAGTTCTCTAGCTTGGTATTGGCGCGTTCTCTGTCGTAGATCGCATCCTGCTTAGACTCCAATTTTCTTAGATCTCTTTCTAAACGCGCATTGGCTGCTTCTTCCGCCTTAAGCTTTTGATCAACCACCACATTTGCCACAAGCCTTTGGCCATCTACGATCTTCTTAGTAGCATCCGGTCCAAAAAGGGACGTAATGTCCTTTACGATCTTAGGATAAACTTCGTTAACATTCTTAAGAGTCGCATGATAGTTCGCTAAGGAGTTCTGTACATCGACTGAGTTCTTATAATCTTGGACTGCTCTCTTGTACGGATCTTCAGTTGGCGTAAGAGCCATAAGTATATAAACTTTTAAGAAAAGTTTTAGCAGAGGAGATCTGTTATCTTCTTGGCAATATTAAGATGATACTGGTTACCTGGACGGTGCATATTAATAATATCGTTCTCCTCATTAATGATCGGTTGTTCCATCATCCATCTAATCTTCTCCATCGACATCGAACAAACATATTTTGCAGCATCTTCTAAGGATGGAAAGTCAGAGATATCGATAAATGCATCTTTATTAAAGAATTGTTTAACTATCTTGTCCCCCCAGTAGATAGGGATGCTTCCTGCTGCAAAAGCGTTTAATATCTTCTCAGTTACGTACCCAGGGTGTTTAGAATTTTCCATGGCGAGTACGAAATAGTAGTCTTTATAAGCATTGATAATAGGGTTTCCCCATCCACCCTTAACACGTCTTTGTAAGTTTTTATGTTTTCCGAAACATCTTCCGAGTGCATGACAAGAACGATTGGCATCAGCATTGGCGACAAGAAGATTAAACATCTCTTCTCTTCTCTTTACTTTCCTACTATGGCAGTAAGCAACAAAGTGATCTCTATTCTTATTATGCCACTGTCTAACAGAACCTGGGATTAGCAGTTGTGGTCTACACTGAATGAAGGGTAGATATAAAGTTCCAGGTATATCTGTTCGAGTGAGAATGGTAATATGTTTAGCATGATGTTCTGATGGTTTCATTCCTCTCTGGAATTCACCACTCCAGTATACGTAGTTACACCTCTTCTTATTCCACTCGTTTTCTTGTCTTAGAAAATGTGATCTAAAAATTATGTTTGGGTCCTTATTCACAAAAATAATTTCAGCATCAGGGTGTATCAGCTTAATATAGAACTCTATTTGACGTCGAAAACATCTTGATCCCATACCCTCTGAACCAATACGAAACACCTGCATAATATATAATCTGGTTCAAATTATAATTCAAGAGGGTTCCTCTTGCGCAACAATATAGTCGAAGATCTTCTGAAGTATTTCGTTCGGAAGTTCTGATAGACCGCCTGTGTGATCGTTGTAAGCCCACTCTTCACCGTTGGCAGTTGCTGCTCTCGCAATAATCAGAACGGTTTCAATCTGAGCCCGGACATGTGATGGGTAGATGAGATGGTTCCATGGGCGCCACTCTTTTCCTTTGCACTTCTTCCACTGCTTCGCACATCGCTTACATGGACTCTTAGAGATGTTAAGGTCTGGATGCCAGGGACACCGTTGACACTTTCTACAGTACTCGGTTTCCTTGTACCTGAGAGATTCACACGCCTTCTTCTTACATACGCAATCTCTACAGACCTTGATCGCAATCCAATGAAGAATCTTGATCTCGCCGATATAAAGGTTTCTACGATGTCTTTCATCTTCGCAAACTCGACAGCTACACCATCGTTTGTGGCGTTCGTTGGTCCAAGCACCATACTTCCAAGAACCGTCAGGGGGTGGAGCTCCGTACTCCTCTATTCTTCCGTGTTTTAGAGGTATGTTGCACTTCCTACAGGTCCATGTTGCTGGACCTGACATCTGAGTTGTTGTTGTTGTTGTGATCTAATGAACCTTTTCGTGTCAATTTTTAATTTCTAAACTCTCTAGCAGCTCATCCAGAGGATCTTCATGGGACTCCATTAGTTCCTTGAGTAAAGGATGATGGTACACTGGTTCTCCGTTGAAGAAACTAAGGTTAGTATGCACAAGTATCTCAGTTTCACCAGTGCCGACAAAGTTAGCTGGTTCACTAAGATACGGTTTTAATGTCATGGTATCTTCGTTTATCTTATACGTGTAGAAGCCATACTCTTCACGGCTCAACTGATTTTGTTCACATAGATACTTAACGTCTTCTTCCATAATGTACCCTCTATTCTGATCAGCGTTATGAAGCATAGTTTGTTCCCAAACATATTGGGTAGTGGTTAACTGTATTATGTAGATAACAACTAGCATTTTAGGGTATTATGATAAATAGAGCTTTAAATCAAGTTACTGGGCCGGGACTATGCGCAAGACTATTGAGCGGGACTTCCCCCAAAGTAGACGTATCCGACAATCATAACGAGGAATACGCCGATAATGAGGGCGATAAGGGTGTAGATGACCTTCTGCTTGTAGATGTTCTTTTCCTGGCTGAGCTGGAGCATACGGTCGCGAACGTTTAGGAGCTCCCTGTGGTCATCGACAGCCTGGTCTTTAGCGCGGAGGACCTGCTCGCGAGTGGCGATTTCGGCCTCCTTGGCCCCGATCTCCTGTTCCTGAGCACTGACAATCTGACGCGTTGCACTGATCTGCTGTTGAAGGGTTTCACGTTCTTGGTCCAGATTGGCCTTAATAGTGTTCAGAATCGGACTAAGGTCCTTTTCACCTGCATTCGCATTGCGTTGCGCAATCACCATATTAAGATAGTTGGACAGAGCTTGAGTTTCGCCCAGCTTACTCTGCAGGTCTTTAGTACGAACCTGACCGATGTTGTTTCTTACTTCCAGGGGCATTGCAGAATCTAGTCCCGACATTATATATGCTTTCTAGATAATTTTATTAAGACTTGATAGAGTCAAGTTGCCACCTTCCTTATGCGTACATAGCATTGACAAAGTAGAAGTTGTCATAGGCAGTCGCAAGGTCTTCATCAGGAGAGCCGAGGCCGTTGTCTGTGTAGACAGTCTCAAGATCCCCGTCAGGGGAGCCGAGGCCGTTGTCTGTGTAGACAGTCTCAAGATCTCCGTCAATGGGTGTGTAGATGTCGAACAAATCGACGTACCTCATGAAATCTTCGCCGGTAATTCCGTTGAAGAGAATACGGGCATGAAGGGTATCCTCTGTTCCCTTGAGGGGAAACTGTCCACGAGCGGTGCGACTTGCTTTACCGAGTCGCCCTTTCTGGGCAGTTTCTTTCTTGGGTGCTGGAGGGCACTTCTTGGGGGAGCACATTATTGTGTCTAGAGGGTATGATAGTACTTGATAAACATTTGCAAGTTGATTCTGTCATCAATTTTTGCTTAAAGTTCACTATGGTACCCTGAATAAAGCATCATAGCGGGTAGAAACTTATCCAGAAGGCTCTGTTGCTCCTTGTACTCCCTTAGTCGTTCCTTCTCGTGCTCATTAGGATCGATGTGACCCTTCAGGACCTCCTGGTCAAGGGTTTCCATCTTTACAGTCACAGAGTCCAGATCTCGGTTAATATCAGCTAGCCTCTCCCCCAGATTTTTGAGGTTAAGATTCTCCTTCATATCTGCCAACATCGTTTCACTGGCACCCTGAAGGCGGTTCAAAGTGGCTACAATCTTCTCTACATTTTCAAAGAAGTCTTCCAGAATTCTTGCTTCCATGTTTGCCATTCTATAAATTCCTCTTACAGATTTCAATCCTCTTCGGAGACGCAGACGCGTTCAGTAGTAACAAAGTTAACTACTTAGCTTCGAAAACTAAGTTTTCACGTGTTCAGAGTAGCTCTCAGACGAACTGCTGCTAACACTACCTGCCGAGTCTTGGTCTACATTGATCACTACAGTATCCAAAGGAATATCCACCGTTTCTGTTATATCTATCGGCGTGCCTAGTGTACCTTCAAGAACACTTAGGTCTTGGCTTAGGCGTCTACTGAGTTCGTTAATGGTTCTTACCTTTCGAGCGGTGCGTCTGAAGACCGACATTGGGCTTTGTGAGCTCTGATTGCTGGTGTCTGGACTGTTATGGTGGTGATGGTGGTGACGGTTACTTGTTGATTCGTAAGCTACAATCGGAGCCAGAGCGTTAACGATCAGCGGCTTAGCAATAGAATCGTCCTGGAAAGTTTGACTAAACTTGGTGATAACGTTATCAGGGATATGTGGTGCTTTAGCGATAAGATCGTCAAAGATCTGTTGGTACTTGTTCAAGAAATCCTTGGGGTGGTCACGATCAGCGGTGGGAAAACTAAGTTGAGTGGCAATAGCACGGGTGTATGTGGAGAACTCTTTCGACATGTTACGATGAGATTCGGCTAGTTCGGCGTACTTCAAGAAGTTGTTCAAGGTTGCCAACAGAACTGTAGCAAAACTGGTGACCCCATTAACAATCTGAAGTGCAAGAGGTGGTTTAGAATTAATAGTAGACACATTGCCTGCACTAGCTAATGATGAAACAACAATAGTAGGAATACCGATGTACTGTCTTTTCCTCGAGTAATCATTAGAAGCTTCGTTATGAAGCCACATATAGCCTGCTGCTCGCTCACCCCATTGAATAGCTAATTGTTCCTGTTCTTCGTTCCAGTGGGTAGTTGCCATTTACTAAGTTTAGAGATACATTTGTAATAAGATTAAACTTGAGAAATGGCGCTCCTTAGCGAAAAATATCAGCCAAAAAGGCTGGACGATTTCCAATTTAATAGTGAGCATGCGAAGCGACTTAAGAGAATCGCACATATCGCTTATTTTCCTCATATGGTTTTCTACGGGCCACCGAGCTCTGGTAAACGAAGCAGAATGATGGCTCTATTGGCAGAAACCTTTGGCAATGAGATCTACAATCGCGAAGTAAAACAGATTAAAGCGACGTCTAAAAAAACCGTAGTGATCACCTACCTTCAGAGCACACACCATTTAGAGATTGACTTCAAACCTTATGCTACTAACGACCGGATTGTGATCTCAGATTTTATTAAAGAGCGTTGTAAATCCCGTAACATTGTTACTAGGAATCCTAAGATTATTGTGATCCATAGTACCGAACATATTAGTGCAATGGCACAGAAGATGTTGCTCAGCATGGTGGAGAAAAGTAAAAAGACAGCCCGTTTTGTATTTATGGTTAACACTCTTTCAAAAATTAGCATGCCACTAAGAAGCAGATGTTTTCTGGTAAGGTGCAGGGCACCAAAGAAGGAAGAAGCTGCTGAAATTATTCTGGATATTGCTAAAAAGGAAAACATAAAGCTTACAAAGAAGCGTGCAGGTGAGATAGTTAAAAGAAGCTCTTTTGATAGCACTCCTAATCTACGTAATGCACTTCATATCTTACAGATGTCCTATCTTGATAAGCGCTACAAAGCTTATAAACTTAAGTACATCGAGTATATCGACAGTATGATTAAAGCTATTAGAAAAAAGGATATCATGAAGATCAGAGAGTATATTTTTATCCTTACAGCTAAGAATATTAATGCGGATGAGATCATTGTTTATCTACTGAACCATTTTTTAGCAACAAATAAGGTTGGGGATGATGAAGATAAGAAATATAACCTTGTGCGTTGTGCAGCGCATTATCAGAATATGTTAACACAAGGTAACAAAATCCCCTTTTACATTGAGGCTTTTGTTGCAGCTGCGGTTAATATTGTGGAAGGCTCTGCCTGAACCAGTATATAGGATGGACCATTATTCTGTACTAGAGATAGATAGGTCGGCATCTACTGTTGAGATAAAGAAAGCTTACCATAGATTAGCAAGGGTTTATCATCCAGATAAAAATCCTGACGACCATGATTCTTTTCAGAAGATTCAGAGAGCATACGAAGTTTTGTCTGATCCTGTGCAGAAAAAGTTGTACGACCAGTATGGAGACGTAGATGACGATTTTAATCCGGAAGATTTTATTAACGAGAACATCTTTTATCCACCCGAAAGCCCGATGGATAATCTGTTCGACGAAATATTTTTAAATGGTGGAATAAACCTTAACAGTGTTCCACCACCCCAACTATTTCGTAAAACGGAAGATATGAATATTGCTCTAAAAGTAAGCCTAGAAGATCTTTATCAACGCAAAAAGAAAAGGATTACCTTCTCCCGGATGCGACTTGACGCTGGTGTTTATCATAAAGATAAGATGACCGTGAAAATTGCTATTGAAGATGGACTAATCGTACTTCCAGGTGAGGCAGATGAAGCGGTTGGTTATACGGAATGTGGTGATGTTGTTATCAGTATCGGGACGAAAGAGCATGAAAAGTTCGAAAGGGTAGATAGCTACGACATAATCTACCGAGAAAAGATTCCTTTAGCTGCTATCTATTCTGACTACTACTTTACAATACAACATCTTGATGGCCAAACACTCTACCTAAAATGCGAAGCTGGTACACTTTTAAAAAAAGAAAATATGATACAGAAGGTGATTGAGTACGGGCTTCCCATCTCAAAATTGGACCGAGAACGTGTAAAAAGAGGCGATCTTTATATTGAATATGAGATTCAATATCCAGAATCTTTTAAAGAATTACGGAAATGTAGTTATAAATGCGTCGTTAATAAAAATCAAAAAATGGTGTCCATTACTACTCAACCACCTTTTTAATGATGCTCCACAGACTAACCTTCATCGGTAAGTAGTAGTTTAGAACTATACCGGCGATAAGGCCGACAAATTTTGCGGACCACGCCTGTACGAATCCCTTCTGCACTAAGTCCTTGAGGTTAAAACCACCTTGGTAGAAGTCCCAGAGATCAGATAAAATTGCCCATAGAATAATAATCATCCAATAGTTAGCAGAAAAGTATCCGAGTAGGGCATAATGTGCAAAGTTGTTTGCAAGTTGCAGTAGTTCCTGTTTGGTTGTAGCAATCGCAAAAGGTTTAATCTGTTGTTTTGCTGTATCCTCTCCAGTTGGTGTTGTTACCTTTTCAAAGTACGAGCTTACGGCTTTTACCGCTATGTAGATTCCGATCAGCACCAACAGGTTATCCCACTGTCTATTCGATGCCATCCTATAATGTAAACTTTTAAGAAAAGTTTAACCAAAAATATAATTAAAACACTTTACGAACGAATTGCAAAATTTCCCAGAGAACCTTACAATCTATCTCGTTGTAGTTCACAATCTTTTGCATCAAAGGCACGTCGATTAAACGTTTGACACGCATCGCTTCTGCCTCCTTTGCAATAATCATAGCGGTAAAACCACTCATATTGTCATCTTGCCAAACAGTCTTAATGTGGCCGGTCTCATGTAGTGAGCAGGCAATATCCTTGAGGCCGTAGGTAAACGAACCACGAACAGAGATTGGAATCTCCAAGAAAAACTTGTAAAGATCAATCCATTCTACATTAATATCTCGCATATTATGCCTTTTTAATGCGTTTTTATAGTTGCTACGTTCTGCAGATGTCCAGTGGATCAAACGACATGGTTGTCTATTTCTCAACAGTTTCATCCGTGAAATCCATCGTCGAACAACATCGGCTTCACCCTTTTCGTCCAACTGTTTTGCAACGAAGTACTCGAACTTCCACGACTCTTCATGTTCATAACCCATTCCAATTAGGAAGATATGATTGTTTGAGGTTTCGAAGTCGATATAAAACTCCATATGATTTTCTCTAGTACGCCAATCAGGGAAGGATTGGATTTCCCGTTCAGAGTCTACCCTTGTAGGTAGGTAGTCATTATAATTGGTCCGATTCACCTCTAAACCTTGTCTCAACAGGTTAAGATGCTCTTCGCTGCGTTGACTTGCCTTAATCATTACTGGGTCGAATCGTCGGTTACGCCAGCTACGAATTCCCTGTTGCCACAATGCGTTTTTCTCGTGAAAACCTGCTTTCCATAGGAGTGTGAGTTCTCCCTGATGATAGGCTAGTTGATACTTAACGTGATCCCATCCCGTGTTTTGATTGCACATGTTTGGGGTCATCTCCCAACGATGTGGAACCCAAACGTCCCACTCTTTTCCGTGCTCCTTTAAATTCTGATACCATGCAACTGCACGTCTCGAAGCCTCGATCATTGGGGCATCCTTTCCCTTCAAGTCTACCACACCAAGATATTCAAAAGGTCCGTAAGACTGCTTAGAAATAACCGTCCTCTTGCCCATAATGTACGCGAAGGGTGGTAGGAAACCGTCTTGTAGTTTAGCCAAAGCCTCGCTATAGATGATAACCTGACCTTTGTAGGGTTGAATCCTCGCATGGTTATGCACCGTTTTGTCACGTGGAGAAAGATACAGACTACTGTGCTTGATATCGATGATACAGTAGCTTGCAGCATAGACCGGGTCAGCGTCTAATGCCTCTTGGGCCACAATCTCACGATTCATAAGTGTGTTTAAGAAATCCACACGAACAATCAGATCGGGGATTCCGAAACTGTTGTTGTCTTGGTTTTCAATTACCCCTTGATAGATAATGGGAACACCTTCAGCGATTGCCATCTTAGTATGAATGATCCGTTGTGAAAAGTTTCCGGTGCGAATAACTTCGTAGTGTCCGGGAAACTTAGCGTAGATCTCTTTCATAATTTCGTTCTCAAAGTCGATACCACCCTTAAAAAGCATCTTTAGATGTGGTTGACTCTTCTTCTGAAATCCTGCCTCTTTTCCGTACATGTCTAGCCAGTCGATGAGGGGGTCGTTCATTAAATAGTTTCGTGTTTTTGTTGCACTTACCCGTGGCCGTGTAGTGGTTTTAGTATTCGCTTTGAAACGCTTAGCGTCGTTATTTGATTCATTAGTTTCAGATCGTTTTCTTTTCGGCATCTTTTTAACGTCTCTCTCTTGATTCCTAAAATTTTTACGAATCAATTTTCTAGATCGAAATCCTGGCAACGGGTTGCAGTTCCAGTATTACTTATCAACCTTCTCCACAACCATCTCAATATGCGAAATCATCTTCTCTTCATCCTCTTTCTCATCCTTGTTGTCTACACCTGCAAGCTTGTTGCGGAAATGAGTAGTCAGGTGTTCCAGTTCAAACACTGCTCGATTATCGCGTTTAATCAGAGCGAACACTAGACGTTTCTTCACCTGCTCTACGTAGAGTAAAACATAGAAGTCAGAGCCATTGTCCACGAATGTCATATCGCGTTCTTTGATATATTTTTCCAAAATACAGAGGTTAACCTTCATGTTCTCACTCAGAATGTAAGCGTCAATAAAGTCGCTGGGGTACTCTTCTGAAAGGATGTACTCTTGTAAACTCTTAAACTCACGGAAGTTTTTCCCCTTAACACGGTTGTAAAGGTATAAAACTATCTCGTTAGGGCTAGAACTCTTTTCGAGTTCAGGTGGCAGAGGGATGTTAAGAGCGAGTGCCAAGTTTCTTACAAACCTGATACCGAGTTCTTTGATAGCGTGTGACAGAATCTCTCGCAACTTCTTCTCGGTGTACTTCTTGGCACGCTGTTCAACTTCAACCTGAGCCTTCTCTGCCATGTAGTTAAGTGCATCAGCCAGTGCACAGAACAGAGACTGTTCCTCACAGCTGTTGGTGTGCACCACAAACTCTGAACAGAGGATCTCCATCCAGTACTGACTTAGATTCTCAACGTGCAAGAAGAGATTCTCTTCACCATACAACAGGGTAAGATCTGAAGGATTCTTTCTGTCGAAAGGTTCGTAAGGACTAATGTAAACATCGCCGCGCTTTTTGTACAGACGGGATATATCGCGCAGAATAGTATCACCGTAAATAACTGTAGCACCCCTTGGTGCATCGATCAACTTACGATCAACAACATACCTGATGCTGTCGTAAAGAATATCGTCACGCATCTTCTGGTTACGAACCAACTCATCTGCAAGTCTAGACTTGTATGTTAGCAAGTTATCCTTGCCGGTGATCAGGTTCTTCGGATGTATATAAACCAAACACTTATCACCCTTCTTTACACAGTGTGGATCCTTACACCCCTTCTTATGCTTGGAACAAGCACTACGTTGATTGGGTAGTACATAATTACCAAGATTAACAGTTTTACCACTCGTAGTTACTAGTTCGCGGAACAACAAGTTAAGAACATCTTTAATATTCCGACGCCTTTCCGGTACAGATAGCTCTTTGTTAGTAACAATATCAAGAATCTTCTCAACAGTTTTAGGGTGACTTTGCAAGTACTTGCTAATCTCCAGGCGGATACGCTGATAAGATTCCTCTTCGTATGTGTAACGTGCAACCATTAACTTACGATCATCATCAAAGTAGATTCCCTCTTCAATATCTGTGTCAGCCTCAGGGTAGAATGACCAGTTAGAAGTCTTAAGACTGTCATTAGGAACAGACTTAGTAGGTTTCACCGGAACCACACGTTCAGCCTCAGTAAGAATAGCGTTAACACCTGCACCTTCTGGATTCAACATTTTATAACGCGGAGCCACATTAAGATTAGTTTTCTTGCAAAGATGTCGAAGTTTAGCTAGAGTATCGGTATAACTCAGGAGCTTAAACTTATCCGTAGTGGGATACCTGATGATCAGTCCGCTAGGGCGAACTGGAAGATAGAGACCATTCTCTAAGACGATAGCCGCCACATGGTTGTACTTGTCCATGACCTGTTCTTTAATCTGATATCCCTTCTCACCAAGTTTCTCAAGCTCATCCAAAGTTTCCACTAGAGTAGCATCCTTCTTTACGTCGTAGTCGTACTTGATACCGTATTCCTTCTCATTCTCACGAAGAACACTGGTCATCGTCAAAGATCTTTGTACACAATTTTCTTGCAAAATGTCGTAGATTCTTTTAACTTCGGCGTCTTCATTAGGGTTGAACCAACAGCGCTGAATGAATTTCCCATCGACATTCTTCACATGGTAGATTGGTTGGTAGAATCCACGATGGTCAAAGATAAACGCCCAGGGTCTCGTTAGGTCATAGAACTGGTCGACATACTCTCCAACAGGGCAGAGCATTGTATCGCGAGTGAGAATCACCAGATTAAAACCGTCTTCTGTTAGAACACCTGGGCGAGTCACTAGATCCCAGAGATACTTCTGACTGATGTTTTCGCTCTTAGTTCTGAGAAATTTCTTAAAGTTGTCGTAGGCAGTGAGGTCTTCGTCGTCCGGATTGTCAAAGATTACCTCTAACACACCGTTCGCCAAACTGCGGAACAGTTTAGGAGTTAATTTTTGTTCAAGTTGCTTCATGATCTGCTCAGCAGTAAGAGTATCTTCCTTGTCTTTAGAGATGAGATCACCGATAGCTCCAAGGAAGGAGATTCGACGGGGGCTCTCTTTGATACCCTTAGCCAGGTAGCAGGACATCCCCTTCTGCATCGGACCGGGAGGACACTGACACTGGAAAAGCTTTACGACGTATTCTGGAAGAAGACCGTAACGGTTATACAGAAGTCGACGGCTTTCGCGGTAATCGATGAGATATGAGCGGTCCTTCTCGCCAACATCTTCTACCTCCTCACCAAGACAAATCTTGTAAACAGGTTTGTTACGACTGTCTTTCTTGAAACAACAGGGGATACACTTACCATCGGGTGTCTTCTCGTCCTTCTTGAAACCAGGGTAGATATACTTTTTCTCACGCCAGAACACCTGGTGATTACCTTCGGGACACTTACCGACAAAACATTTGTTGTTTACACGTGCGGTCAGCCTCTTCTCCTTGTCTTTAATCTGTGAGATTGGATAAGACTTTTCATGAGTAGGGCACCAAACCTGAGGACAGATGTACCAGAACTGGTGATCTGCATCGGAACCGTACTTCATTGAGTAGGTGTAAGAACTGCGATCAAGATCCTTTCGTTCATCGGGGTTATAACTAAGAATCACCGGTTGATAACCGCTTTGACAAACACGGGCATAAGACTTGGGAAAACTTGAGGAAGTAGGATAGTTGAAAAGCGAAGGTTCACGTCGCTGCAGACGTCGTAGGAAGTAGTTGTTATCGTTACATAGATCCTGGCAGGTATCGTGCACCAGATCCTCATCGGCACACTGTAGTTCATAACGTTCCTCCACATCACCCTTGTACTTTAGATGTGGAAGCATCTCTATGTTCTCGTCGGTCATCACAATCTCCTCCTCACCCATCACAATCTCCCTGTTGACCTCTACATCCTCAATGTTACTCAGGTCCAGGAGTGCATTCTCAATCTCAAGGTCGTTCATATTAAAGTTAATGTCCACGTCTAAATCAAGATCTGTTTCGTCCAGAATAATTTCTTCGTACTCCTCTTCCTCAACAACGTACTTCTTTGGATCTTTCCAGACAGCCTTAAACTTACGATCCTTCAGATGAGTGTCCAAGTTCTCGTAGATGTCCAAGAACACTGTCAGGAAGTGGAAAATATCAAGCAAGACCTGGATGTCATTAACTCCCCCCATCGTTACCTTGTTCTTGTTAAGGTTGAACTTCAGGGTGTTACCACTCTGTTTTGCGACGTAACCTTCGTCGGTACGCACGCGATATGCCTTCTTCCACTCATAAAGAATATCGAGAGCTTGCTTCTCAGTACGTCCGTACTCTAGTCTGATCTTCTTGGTAATCCAAACATCAGAACGGTCATCTTCTTTCCATTCAGAGATATTCTCGAAGATTTCATCCATACTCTTGTAGTTACTGATACGTTTGTACTTCATCATCAGGAAGTCAGGATTAGTAATCGGAGTTTCTGAAACATAGGGGTAGAACAGTTGTACAAGTTTGTTAAAGTCTTTTTGTTCAAGCTTCTTTTTAATTTTGTAGAAAGAAAACCAGTTACTGGTCTGCAGCTGCGTGTTATCTGAGATTTCGAACTTATCACTACGGTACTTAATGACTGGTGGTTCGATCTTCTTGTTCTTATCGACCTGACTATTAAGGCGGTAGTCGATCTTGTTCAAAGACTCAATGAGATCGGTTACCTTCTTCATGGCGTCGCTTACTCTGCTAAGACTTCCCTTGATCTTCTCAGTGTAGTTGATGAAGATTTCTAGCATACCGGTATCACGAATGACCAGAACGATATATTTCTCCTCGCGTCTACCGGCGTCGTCAATGTTGGTATAGTCGTGAAGGCGCACCACCACCCTTTCGGAGTAGTTTTTGTACTTCATGTTACCAGTGCGACGAAGTTCAGTCATATCCAAGGTCCAGTCCAATAAGCGCTCCTGGGTTACCCATCGCTCTTCGATAGCACGACTGGCGACAACGATATTGGGAGAGGTCCACTCTTGATCCTGATAGATTACTACAGGCATCTCCTGGCTTACTCTCGCCTTCATAAAGTTAAAAACCTTCAATAAATCTATGTACTTTTCGTTGGACTGGTCATTGACAATAACTTTAAAACTCATTAGGTGACATTGTTCCAGAGGTGACTTTTTAATATCTGTACACTGAGCCAAACGATGTACATACTTCTCTCTCTCAAGTTCCTCAGAAGTTTTACTATAGAGAATCTTGAGGTCTTTGGTTTTGAGATCGGGTTTAACATCGGGCCAGTAAAGCTTGATGTAACCATTAATTAAAGATTCATCAATCTTAATCTTCTGCTTAGTTAGATAGTTGAGTTCTGAAGTGAAGGGATACATGTACAAGAAGAGATTTTCACTCTTGCTCAGATCGAACAGATCACGCATGACGAAACGATTCTGGTTAATAACATCGTACTCAGTACTGATAATTCCATGTTCGTCAACTAGGAGTGCATTGGGTTTTGGTGTCTTCACATAAGGTGCAGGCGTATAGTCGAGGGTATCATAGATATATCCTACGATCCTGTACTTCTTACCGTTCTCTTTTCCAGTTCGCACCCAGATCATTTGGTTAGTTTCGGGATAGTAGATATTCTTACCAGGTTGACTGATGTATCTAAAGATCTTTCGGCGTACATGATACAGAGTTTCATCTGGGCGAATGACATCACGAACTAGATGTACTTTAGAATTCTTATTATATTGAATCCACTTATCGGCCTCTAGAGGATAGTCAGCCTTAAGACTGGACTTATCGGCTGCACTTAGCTTGGCATTCTTAAACAGGCGTTTGACGGCTGCCGACATCTTCCTGTCTCCAAAGAAGACGTAAAGTTCGTTTTTCTTCTTAGTTTCAGTCCGATGCGTTAAAATTACACTAAAGATCGGATCAATCTTCTTCAGGCCATCATAACAGGACATTGCCTATAGTTTTTGTTTATGAAAAAGTTTCTGCCTACACTGCATCACCCTTGAGTTTCGCGATAAACTTGAGGATCTCCAGTTTGCAAAGCGCAGACTCCGGGTCGCTCATCAGTTCGTCTTCAGGTGTTTGCTGCGTCAGGCGTTCCAGCCACTTGGTTTGCTTGCCTAGATGCTTTGATATGCGTTTCTGAAGAGCTTTAAGAGCTATTTGCTCTTTGTCCCAGGTATCAAAATTGTGGTAGTGTGCGATGCTCATCACGTGATGAGTTGGGCAAGAAACTCTTCAAGGACCGCAAGCACCTCATCGGTGTTGAATCCTTGGAAAGCCAAGAAAAGCTTGTGCTGAGGAGATTTGAGAATAGACCTTCTTGTGTGTTATGACTTATACATAATAGTGCTTTGGTTATCATTTTTATTCTAGAGATCTTCTATAGTATGAGGAACCCGTACCTATTTGCAATTGTTCTCATTATTACCATATCATTATTATTGGTGGTAGAAGCGTTCCATATCTTCTGGCGCCCTCATCGTCATTATAATCGTCCAGGTCGCAAACTTCCAATGCCAGGGCCAAGTGGTCCGGCAAGTTGTCAGAGTTGCACCCCTGGGACTGGTGATGGAAACCCTTCAGGATGTAAGTTAGCTGATAACTATCGGAAGTGTAAGGCTTGGGAAGCACAGCATCCAGGTGGGTGTTGTGTTTATGATGCTAATAAAGGGTTCACATGTTACGAAGGTGGAAGCCAGTGTCAGGGATGGAGCTGCGACAATGCCTACGATAATTCTGGATTCGCTTGTGTCGATGGAGGTAAGAAAGTTCCGATTGCACCTAATCCCTGGACAGATTGCAAAATGTGCTAAAAAGCCGTGGCTCTACTACTTTTTATCTCCCGTGAAGCTTCCAGAGTGTGAGTAGGATCAGGCCTCCGATTGCTAGATTGGGTAGCCAGAGGACGACCGTTCTGTTCTTAGGAAGATTAAAGGTCTTCAGGATAAATTTAACAAGATGTGTTTTAGAAACGCTCCTCTCATACACAGTAAAAGGACAGTCCTGTAGAATGATTCGGGCTATCAGACCGAGAATCATAAGTACAAGTGCTCCTTTTAGAAGAATTTCATTGTTAGAGAACAAAGGTACTACAATAAAGAATAGTAGGACACTTATATGCAAAAGATATATAACCACAGCAGACAGTCGCTCCAGTAGACTCATCTATATACCTTTGGTTAAACTTTTCTTTATAACATTCATGCGCTGAACTAACATTCTGCTTCAAATGTAGTAGTAGAACTACGTTTGAAGAAATAGTCGCCATACTTTGATCCAGATTGGAATGACCATCCGCAGTCTTCGATCAAAGCAATAAAGTGGTACAAATGTGATCTAGGATGATATTTGTACAATCCTAGATCATATTTGTACCATCTGCTTATTCTTTGTAATTCTTCTAGGGAAGACAAAGATACTGGAATAATGTGCCAAGCAAACCCCCGTATACCATTGTTCTTTGATCTTAAAGTTAGGCTTATGGTAGGAGCACTTAGATCTTTAAGCCATTGACGTACCTCTTCTTCTGAGAGGTGAGGTTGATTCTCCATTGTGATAGAGAGGGGTAGTCTCAATATGTTCAAAGTGTGTGTTGTCATCACTTTTTTAGTTTAATGGAAGCATCGTTAAGGGGGCTGTCTGTAATCATCATACCGCAGTACTTAACAGGTTCCTGTTGGTAGTTAACGTTGTTGTACATACCGAGGTTTTGAGCATGTTTTAGAATGAATTTGAAGTTGCGCCAGAACTCGTCGTCCTCGTGGCCGATCGACTTACTCATAATGTGGGCTAGTTCGTGAAGTGAGACGAACATCATGGTGTTCTCCCTCTCAAGCTTCTCATGGCCGTCCCGGGCCCTTAGGCAGAGGACCATCTTCTCACCCTTATTAATCGTGTAAGAGGTGTTCTTATCACCAGAGATGGTCTCGATAATCTTATACGGGTCGTACCTCTGCTTTAAACGATGGATCGCGGGGTCATCTGGGTACTCCTTGTAAAGATGATTTGTAAGAACCATCATATTCTGCCTAATCTTGGACAACATGTTGCACGCCTGCTGTTTATCTGGTAGATCGCGAACTAAGCACTGCTGTCCATCGACCTCAGACGTAACGTAGACGAGATCTCCTGTTTTACTTTGGTAGTAGGCGTACGCAGCCGCAATCAGGATTAGAATGGTCACAAAGGTTACAATGTTGCTACCAGCCATATATCCTTTTTAGGGAAAAAGAATTGTAATTACTTGGTTGGAAGCATCTTCTTAGGGTCAAACTTATAATCTTTAATGTCTTTTACATGCTTCTTGACAAATTTCTCAAACTCTTTGCTCTTAGAAACCCTTTTCATCTCCTCTAGAGCCTTCTTTCTGATTTTCTCGTACTTAACATCAAAATCAGCGAACTTATCAGCTTTTTTGACGTACTGGTAACGTCGATCGTAGAACTGATCGGGTTGTACGAATTTGTTACCGTTGGCCTCTTCGATTTCCTCAAGTGGATCCTTAAACTTGTCTGGAAGACCCTTAAGAAGATAGAAGCGGAGGTAGTAACCCCTGATATCTTCGGGGCTGTAACCGAAGAGGGTACCATGAATATACGGGGTCTCGGTGATGTTACCTTTAGAGTTTTCACCGGGTACGTTAACAACCTCTGTGAAGTACTTATAGGTTAAAGCTTTGATTCGTTCTTTATCGTCAAGGTAGGCCACATATTCGCTACCAAGACCCCCCTCATGTTTGATCGGGACTAGTTTAACCTTCATCTTATGAGCCTCCTCTGCTATCTGACTGAGCCGCTTGATATAGCTAGGGTCTTCGTAAAGCGCTTCAATCTTTGGATATAACATTTCGATCATCCTCATATGACCGTTTAGTAGACATTGTAGATTATAATAGTAGTTGTATGCCATCCGGTCCTCGGCGAACCTTCTTCGATGGCCTTTTGAATCGATTGCTGCCAGAATGCACGAACGTTCTGGTAAGTAGAGATGTTTTGGCACTGAAGAAGCCATATATACAGGTTGTTTTGAAAATTTAGTTACACGCACACCCATTCCCCCAACTGTCGCAGATTGTACAGTATTTGCACCCACACGGCTCTCTCTCCTCTTTTGGTCTTTCGTCCAACGGAGCGATTTCGTCTGTGATTTGTGGTGTTGTTTCTTCGAATGGACCCTCAAATAAAATAAATGAATTCCCACCGACATGAGCTGAGGACATGAAAAATTCGAGAAACAAGAGTATAATTAAATGCTAATATCAATTGAATGTCATCATTTTTACTCGGGGTTTTCATTAATATGTACATGTAGATACCATAATGGTCAAAGGGTTATGTACAATATCAACTACTGGTTGTTGTCAGAAATGCGTTCAAAAAATTGATTTCCCAGACCCCAGGTGACTTAAGGGTTTATTGAGGATACAATAGATAATGGTATTCATAAAAAGTAACGAGCTACCCATCGGTTTTTTTAACCCACCAGTAGATAGAGACTTCGATCCAGATACATGTGATTTGGATATGCAGATTGTGGACTGGGCGGATGGTGATGGCTTCAACAAGATTGAGGGCCGCAGAGGTAAGGGTGAAAGGGTTTACAAGATTAGGATGTACGGTAAGACAATGACGGGTCACTCAGTTTGTGTTCATGTTGAAGGTTTCAATCCTTACTTTTACGTCAAGCTGCCGAGCAATTGGGATCAAAACGATCTTGAGGATTTCATCGGAGCTGTGAAAGGTAAAGTTAAGAACGGTGATAAGCATTGGCTAGTTAAAGAGCTCGTCAAAACGGAACTAGTCTTTATGGAAACTCTGTACTGGTACGATAAGAATCAGAAGTACCCTTTCGTCAAGTTTAGCTTTAAGAACAAAGCTGGATTCTATGCATTCAAGAGAGTGTTCGATGAACCTCTTTTTGTTCGGAATATCGACAAGGTTCATCCCTTTGATTTTAAGCATGCACTTTACCAAACTAATATTGAGCCGAAGCTTAGATTCATGCACGAGCGGGACCTCAAGGCAGCTGGTTGGATTCATCTGAATGCTGGTAAGTACGAGTGGATGGAAAACGAGTTTACTCGCTGTCAGATGAATGTAATTGTGAAGTGGGATCAGGTCTTTCCTGACAACGACAACACTGAGATCGCACCAATGACTGTTGCGTCTTTTGATGGTGAGATGAAGAGTGAGGATGGTAGCTTTCCTGTTGCCACAAGGAAGGGTGACCCGGTTATTCAGATCGGTACAACCGTACACAGGTATGGTGAGACTGATGTAAGTCTTAGCTATATTGTTACACTTGGTGATTGTACCGATTTCGCAGCGGACGATCCCAACACACTGATTGAATGCATCCCTTATGATCGCAACGATCCAGAGGACCTGCTACGAGCAGAGCGTAAACTGCTGATGACCTGGGCTGGTTTTATCGAGAGACTTGATCCTGACATCTTGACCGGTTATAACATTTGGGGTTTCGATATGAAGTACCTGTTTATCAGAGTTAACGAGTACATGCCTTACGATCCGGAAGATAAGTACAACTTGCCGACCAGTGCTAAGCAGTTCCTTGCAACTATGGATCGTCGAGTTGACTGGGAGGTAAGAGGTGCTATGTATATCGAGAAGGATCTTAACTCTTCTGGACTTGGTGAGAACAAACTTGCCTACTTTGGTTGTGAAGGGATTGTTCAGATCGACGTAATGAAGGTTGTTCAGGGTGATGTTACCAAGAAGTTGGAGTCTTACAAGCTCGACTTTGTGTCAGAGAAGTACCTCGGAGATAAGAAGATCGACCTGAGTCCAAGGCAGATGTTTGAGAACTTTGAAGACGGTGCACCGGATAAGATTGCAGAGATCGCAGAGTACTGTGTTAAGGATTGTGCTCTCTGTAACCGGCTCATGATGAAGCTAGCTATCGATTCTAACAGTATCGGTATGGCTAACGTCTGTTCAGTCCCTTTCTCTTATATTTTTATGCGAGGTCAGGGAATTAAGCTGTTCAGTCTGGTAGTTAAACAGTGCAATAACGAGGGTATCCTCTGTCCGGTGCTTGACAAAGATCTGATTGACCCAAGCTCTTACGAGGGTGCTATTGTGTTTAAGCCTGTGCCTGGGATTTATGAGATGCCTATTGAGGTTCTTGATTACGCATCTCTCTATCCCAGTTCTATGATTGCTGAGAATATCTCACACGATTCACTGGTTCTAGTTCGGACGTATGACCTTGAAGGTAACCTTCTGAAAGAGGAGGGTAATGCTCAATTTATGGACATGGAAGGCTACCAGTACAACCGGATCGTCTACGATACCTTTAAGAAGAAGGGTGGAACCGTGGAGGATGTACCTGATGAGATTGACTTTCATCAACCGACAGAGGATGCCTTTGACTATCTAGTTAAAGGTACTAAGCTTGTGAAGAAGAAGTCCGGTAAGAAGAAGAAGAAGGACGACGCAGCTGTGAAGACCGGTTACAAAGAGTGTTTCTTCATTGAGCAGGAGGGTAGTCCTAAGGAGGGTAAAGGTATCCTTCCCCGTATTGAGATGGCTCTTCTTCAGGCCCGTCGTGACACCCGTAAGAAGATTAAGTACAAGAACGTTGTTTATACTGACACTGAAGGCAACGAGAAGACTGCAGTCGGTCTGTTGGGTGAGGTTCGTGCTGAGGACAACGAGGACATCATTCTTGGGTACAAGATTAAGACTGAGGATCAGGGTGTAATCGATCTGGAGGTGGATCAGTTGATTTCGTCGGAGAACACCTACACAAAGTTCCAGCAGGTTATTCTGGATGGACTGCAACAGGCGTATAAGGTTACCTGTAACTCTCTTTACGGACAGGTGGGAGCCACAACATCTTCCATCTGCTTCAAAGAGCTGGCTGCCTGCACCACAGCCGTTGGTCGTAACATGCTTATCACGGCGAAGACGTTAATTGAAGAGCACTACCCTGGTGCTGTTAACGTATATGGCGATACGGACAGTGTTTTTGTCGACTTCACACCATATATTAACGTAACTTACGGTAAAAATTTAACGATAATGGAGATCAGACAGAAGGCTATGGAACTTGGTTTTGAAGCTGGAGAATATGTGACTAGTCATCTGAAGTACCCTCAGGACTTGGAGCGGGAGAAGCAGTTCTATCCGTTCATTATCTTTAGTAAGAAGCGTTACATTGCAAACAAGTTTGAGATGGATCTGACTAGTGGCTATCAGAACAGTATGGGGATTGCTACTAAGCGTCGTGATAACGCCAGGAAGTTGGTTGCAGAGATTTATGGTGGAACCCTTGGTGTGATTCTAGATGAGATTGATATCCCTAAGGCGAAGGAGTACTTCCGAGATAAGGTGAGGAAGCTGTTGACCGGTGGCTTTGACCTGAGTCAACTGAAAGTTACCAAGTCTGTTAAGGCTAACAGCTCTTATGCAAACCCGACATCTATTGCACCTCGTGTACTGGCTGATCGGATGTATGAGAGAGACCCGGGTAATAAGGTGATGTCTAACGAGCGTTTGGCTTATGCGTTTATCGATACCTGTAATCTGAAGTGTGATTGTTGTGGTGGCAAGGTTAACGTGAATAAGTGTAAGTGCATTAAGTGCATGCATCTGTTCTGTCCGGTTCATCTGAATAACCATCGACGTCAATGCACTGTGCGATGCAGGTTCTGTAAGGAGAAGAGTTGTCCGACTATTATCAGGGGCAATATTTCAAGGACTAAGAGAAACCTTATGAAGATTGAGGAGTACTTTGAGGTCTTAGAGTTTGACTTTGAGCGAGAGTTGATTCCTCAAATTGAGAAGCAGTTGGATTGCGAGTTCTTTGAGCCTCGAGGTCTGTTTAAGTGTAATACCTGTACGGCTTACTACTGCCTAACCGATATGTACAAGCACCGGAGGAAGAAGGATAAGAACACTGGGGATATCACTCTGACTAAGTGTAAGAAGGTTGTGAATCAGAAGATCAGTCAGGGTGATCGTATCGAGACTCTGCCGTATATTACAGAGAACGGTTTGAAGATTGACTACATGTACTATCTGGATCATCAGATCCTGAACCCGTCCATGCAGTTATTCGGTCTAATCATCGAGAAACCTACCAAGTTAATCGAAGACATCTTAGCAGAGGATCGTCGGAAGAAGAAGGGTATGAAGTCCTTGGCGTCTTACGGTTTTTTTAAACAATAGTAAGTAGGCACAGCTTATGGGCGTACGGATTCTTTGCTCAAAAAGAATCCTAGTCACACGGAGACCCCTAGGCAAGTTCAGTAGTTAAAAATGATTTATGTAAGGTCAGATATACTGAGATAGGTAAAGATGGATCGAAATACGTTGAAAAGGCCTCCTGAAGACCTCTCAGAGGAATATATGGTACCTGGGCGTAACCTTAGCGGTATTGTGAACATGGGAAACACATGTTTTATGAATGCAGCTATTCAGTGCATGAGTGCAACTCTAGCTCTAACACGGTACTTCCTTTCTCAAGAGTTCTTAAAGGACCTAAATACTGAGAAGAAAGAATACATGATGCTCATCGAGTACTACAGGGTACTGGAAGGGCTATGGGAAGAAAACCAGACCATTGAACCGATTTCTTTTAAACGAACCTTGAGTAAGCTTTACGAGCAGTATCAGGGATGGCACCAGCACGACTCTCATGAGGTTCTGATTGCTCTTCTCGATATGCTCCACCAAGCTACCGCTTATCGTGTGAAGATCGGTGTTAAGGGTGCGGTAGAGAACAAGCTGGACCGGATGGAGGTTGAAGGCATTCGCCGATGGAATTCTACATTCAAAAACGAATATTCATTCATTATCAAGTCCTTTTATGGCCAATATCATTCCGAAATGAGATGTAACCTTTGTGGTGAATCAGTTGATAACTACGATCCCTTCAGTGTTATTGAACTACCTGTGACTGATTGCACAGACATTGAAGAAGCTTTATTCAAGTTTGTATCCCCAGAAACTCTTGACAACGATAATCGCTGGCGTTGTGACCACTGTAAAGAACTAGCTAACGCTAAGAAACAAATCACCTTTTGGCGACTGCCCGAAATTATGATTGTTACTCTGAAAAGGTTTAATCTGCATCCTACCGGACGAGGGTACAAGCTACAACATCAAGTGGATTTCCCATTGGATGATCTAGATATGTCTCCCTATATGTCTGAGTACAAGGACGGAGAATACAGGTACGAGCTTTATGCGGTTAACTGTCATAGTGGTGGAACTGATGGCGGCCATTACTTTGCGATGTGCAAGAATATGGACGGCAACTGGTATATCCACAACGACGCAGGCGATCCGACCCGAGCCAGAGTCAAAGCTGGTAACGTGGTCAGCTCCAAGGCTTACATTCTCTTCTATCGTAGGAAATACGATTGAGTTCAATTATAAAGTTTAAGTTCATCGACTAACTCTTTAGGTAAGTCTTTATTAGGTATCCACAATTGGTCACCTGATTTAGGAACCACTAACTGATAATGGGTTCCACTATACCAGAGAATAATATTCCTTCCTGCATCTTTTTCAGTTTGATAGATTGGTAAAACATTCACTCTTTGTGTTACATAGTCTACCGGAATGAAACGATAATCATCCACATATATTTCTGCTAGACGGTGGATCGCAAAATTATCACCTTCATATGAGAAGCCGATAGTTTTGGGTTTACCAGCCAGTAGGATTTGACAAGAGTGGTAACCAGGGTCTTGTCCCATCATTGTGCTGATAACCCCTTTGATCGCGTCCACTGTATTCAAACACTCCTGGGCATAACCTCTCTTTGCATTATCTCGCGAGTTTCTTTTCCCTAGTGTACTTGGAAATGTTTTATAAAGCTCATTAAGATCGGATGCAGACCATTCATTACTGGGCAAAACCAGATTGAGCCCGTCGCTAATTAAAGGCTCTCCACCACGACCACGTAACATGGTTTGAAACTCTTCTACATCATTCTCATCTATTGTATCAGAAAGTTCGTTACGTAGATTCTGCGCATCTGTTCCAAGAGCAGCTCCAAGTGCATGGAACATACAATCTCCACGCCCACCCATATCTCTAACTTCAAATCCAGCATCTTTTAAAATATTAGACCATCTATCAGTACGCCATGCGATAACTCTACCTAGACAGCTCCCTCTGGGACATACACTCTTTGTACAAACCCCTGAATAAGGATCTTTTACTGTTGCTCTCACAACAGGCTTAGCTTTTGTAGTAGGCTTAGCTTTTGTAGTAGGCTTAGCTTTTGTAGTAGGCTTAGCTTTTGTAGTAGGCTTAGCTTTTGTAGTAGGCTTTCTCTTGGGAGTAATACCTTTAATTGTACCCTTAATGGTTTTTGGGTTCTTCTCCTCTTTCACCTTTTCGAGTAGTTTTTTGTTCTTTGTGATCTGGTAAGCTCTTCCAGCAATAGTGGCAACCTCCCAGTCGGCGTTGGGATGGTTTCGGAAGTACTGCTTGTTCTTGATGTAGATCAACGCATGCTTTATCTCCTTTGGCAGCTCGCCACCTTTCATCGAAATCTTCTCAGCTTTTTTCAAAATAATCTTAGCAAAATGGTCGCGACAGTAGCGTGGCTTATCCACAGGTAGAACTGCATTACGTGCACATCGCTTTCCACCTTTTACCAGGTAGATACACATATACTTAAGGGGTCTGAAAAAACTAAGCCATAACACTAAGAAGTAGACCGCGATAGTCCTCGAATGTTTTAGTAACGGGATGCTCTGGATCTTTACCGTTGTCATCAATGGCACGAAGTCGAAGATGTTCTTGGAAGTAAGGTTCACGCTCAAACTCTGCTGCCTCTTCGTCGCTCATCGCGCCGCCCTGATACTTAAAAAGAGTTTTAAGGCTTGCTTCAGACATATGACAGAGAACAGCCGGATTCTTCTTTGCTAAATACCGCTTTCCGTTGACATGATTGCGAACCAGAGACACAGTGAAGTCTGAGAACCCTAAATCGGATAGAAACTCTGCCCCAACTAACTCATGTGATTCTTTTCCATGAGTCCCCATGTTATCAGCGTCCTGAACTAGGTGACCGATATCGTGAAGAAGTGCACCAGCAATAAAAGCTGGAGTTTCCCCACGTCGTTCAGCCTCAGCTGCACATTGAAGGGCATGTTCAGTCTGTGTGATTTCCTCACCGATGTAATCGCTAGATCCATAGTTTTGATAAATTTCCATTACCGTATCAACTGCAACTGACATCTTCTACTATAGGATTACCTTAGAAGATTAGCCACGTTTAACAAACGAATCGTAAATTATCTTAAATTATTAAAGAGAAGATGAAGCTGCTATGTGGAGCTATCATGATGAAGGACGAACAGGAAACGATTCTCAGAACTTTGATCAGTGCTGCTGATTTTGTAGATCAGTTTGTAGTCTTAGACACAGGCAGTACGGACAAGAGTATTGAGATTGTTAAGAACTTTTGTAAGGGAAGGAAGACACCCCTTAAGTTGGAAACGATGAAGTGGGTAGATTTCTCTACAAATCGGAACCATCTCCTGTCTATGTGTGAAGGTGTAGCTCATTTTACATTGCTTTTAGATTCTAATGATGAGGCTAAAAATGGTGAGCCGCTTATTACCCTCCTTAATCAGATTAAAGATGATGAGAAGCAGGTTCTATTTGGTACTCGTTTCTGTTGGGATAACGACAACGGAATTCCCGGTAACTCAAGACAGTACTATAAACCCGCAGTTATTCGTAACAACGGTACACTGCGGTACAAGTATCCTATTCATGAGACACTAACTATTATAAAATCCGGACAGTTTGTTTACAATCGTAGCCTTGAAACTAGCGATTTCCATATTTATCAGGATCGCGCTAAGGACGGTTCTAGTGTTGATCGAATTCGTAATTACGATATCAAGGTAATTTTGGATTACATGGAGAGGGAGGGAGAATCAAGTCGAATGCTTAGATACCTTTGTCAATCTTACGATGTTGTGAAGGATTTTGAAAATCTATACAAGTGGACTGAGAAGCTTGTTGTTTCTGAACCTGAAACCGATCGTTACAACGAGGATATCTATATCGGTCATATCTGGCGTGGACGTTCTGCAGCCATGCTTGACATTCCTAACTTCCATATTCACTATCTCAAGGCTTTCCAATACTTTAAGAAAACAGGATACGAAAACGCTGAACCGCTGCATGAACTTGGAACTATTTACAACAAGAAAAACAACCATCAGCTTGCATTCATGTGGGCACGTAAAGCGTGTGCTGTGAAGTGCCCACCAGAAAACATTAAAGATGCTGTTGTGAACTATAAACTGCATCATGAGGTCCGGTGGCTTCTACTCTATGTTAGTGCTAGTAAAGTCGAAGGATCCGAAGAGGATGCTCAAAAGGCTCTTGAACAGTTTGGAAAGTTAGATCTTTGTGTAATTAACTCACCTAACTTTTCTACACCTGTTATGATTAAGGTAAATGAAGTTAAAGGTTACACCATGGAGGCTGGGAGGGCATATCAGCTTAGCGAACTGCCGATTCAGTTACAAACCATAATTAAACAGAACCTAGGTATATCCTCTAACACTTTGAAGGTAGATGAAGTACCTGCTCATCAGTTTAGGGAGAACACACGTGGTAAAAAGCTCTATGTCCTAGTCAGGTATAGGGATCGCGAACAACAGTTAAATCCTTTTATTGAGAGTGTAACTGCCTATCTTCAGAAGGCTGATATTGACTTTGAGATCTGGATTCTTGAGCAAACAGATCGTGGACCTTTTAGCCGTGGGATCCCTTACAATGTGGCTGTTAAGCTGTTTGAGAAGTGTAATGCTATTGAGAATACGTATGTATGTCTACACGATATCGATGTTGTGCCTCTAAAGGGTGCAAACTACTTCTATCCTGATCCTAACCATATTAATCATCTACATGGTAATACCTTTGCACTAAATATGGCAACTGTTATGCGAACTGAAGACTTTGTCCGTATCAACGGAATGTCTAACCTTTATGAAAACTGGGGGTTTGAAGACAACGATTTTCAACGGCGTGCTGTTTATAATAAGCTTTTCATCAACCGTAACTTCTTCTCGCCAAGGTATTCAACACATACCTTTAAGGAAATCAATCCTGATCATGGTTCAATGAAGGCAAAGATGACAGCTGATACCACCAAGGTTAACTTTAACATCTTCCGTAACAACTATGATCCACAGGATGACGGATACAAACAGCTCAAGGTATGGGAGCCGTTTGTTGAGTGGGTACCTTGGACTAAACACTACTCTCATTTTAAGATTGATATTGCAGGTATTAAAGAGGCAAATAACCTCACTGAATGCATGGGAGACAATATTCCTGATGCCACAGATTATCCTGAAGGAGTGTTACAGGGTAAGCCTATTGAACTAGTAAAAAGAAAGTGGAGTGATCCAGTGCTTTAATATTTGATAAGCAACAAATGAATAATAATTCTTTAAAAATTTGGTTTAAAAATTCTTAAAGAAAGTTTTTCGAGGTCGAGTTGGCTTCAATAACAAAGTCGTCAACAGGGACATGAAGTCTTATTAGAGGTATCAATGCTTTAATATTTAATAAACAACAGATGAATAAAAATTTTACAAAATTTTAGTTTAAAATTCTTAAAGAAAGTTTTCAAAGCCTAAGTTGGCTTTAATAAGAAGTTCCTCAACAGGGACCCGAAGTCTTATTAGAGATATCAATGCTTTAATATTTGATAAACACCAGATGTATAAAAATTTTACAAAATTTTAGTTTAAAAATTCTGACAAAAAGTTTTTAGAGCCCAAGTCGTCTTCAATGATAAGTTCCTCAACAGGGACCTGTAGTCTTATTAGAGGTAACAGTGCTTTAATAACAGCGCTTAGCATAAGAACTTAAGTAATCCCTTATTACATAAGAACGCCCTTAAATATAGTCGCTAAAATATTCCGACCATATTTTTAATGGAACAATGTTAACGGTATTATCACCGAATAAATAATTATATCAGACTTATTTTAACGGGACCGGCTCAGCGAAGCTGCGTAGCATGCTGAGCGTTCCGCGGCACGCGGCATTACACTGATACCTTAAAAGGTAAGATATCAATGCTTTAATATTTAATAAACACCAGTTGAATAAAAATTCTTTAAAAATTAGTTTAAAAATTCTTAAAGAAAGTTTTTCGAGGCCAAGTTGGCTTCAATAACAAACTCCTCAACAGGGATCTGTAGTCTTATTAGAGGATTCAGTAGTTTAACTAATGGTTATTCATCTTGTTCAGACGGTTACGGTTGCGATTAGCTTTATCAAGCTTCTTTCGCACTTTTTCAGTCTCTTTAATAACAAGATCTGCAGGGATGTCTGGCAAGACAGGTTCTGAATAGATGTACTTACCACCCGCCAGGAAGTTAAGCTCGAAGGTTTCAGGATAGTAAGGTTTAAGCGGCTCCTTCTTCATAAGATCTGTATAAGCCTTCGGAAGGATCTCGTTCTGTGGAGGCAGAATTAGCATCTGTTGTTGCAAAGGTGTGAAAGGCTTACCAAGATCAAAAGATACCTGTTTGTTCATATTAGAAACCTCTAACAACGTTGTTTTAACATCTGACGGCATCGGTGCT